ATCTACTGCTCTTGTGGAGCACGGCTTTGTAACTTGGCTGATGTCAAGTATCCGCGTAACGGGAATCCGCGAATCATTGTTGATGCGTGCCCAGCTTGCCTCGATCGCGCTTACAACAACGGTCACCACGTGGGTTACACGGCAGGGCGCGACGAAGGCTATGAGGAAGGGCACGACGAGGGTTTTGGCGACGGTTACTCGGCAGGCTTTGCTAAGGGAAAGTTGACGAAATGAACACAATTAGCAAGCCACGGCATCCGTTCAGAGTTTGAAGATATGATCAGACCAGAGCCGCGGTTTGGGATGGCCATTTTAGTACGTTTTTGTTCCCATACCACTCTTTGTCTCGAGAAAGTCTGATGAGAAGTGAAGAGGAAATTATCAGAATGCTCAAGGAGCTAATGGAGCAAGCACAAAACAATAGGGAAAACCACACTCTCATGAGGAAACTGAGCGAGAGGTATCTTGCATTGCTTTGGGTCATCAAATCGGATAAAGCACCCAAGACTTTAACATTTTCACCAAATGTTGTTGATCTGCTCAATTGTCTATATTGAAAGGTTTGGGAGCCAGTGAGGGGAAACGAACCTGGAGGGTGAATATGAATAAAGTAGAATTGCAGAAGGTGTTGCATCTCCACAAACTCTGGCTTGAAGACAAGCCAGAAGGCAAGAGGGCGGATCTGCGTGAAGCGGATCTGCGCGAAGCAAACCTGAGTAGAGTGAATTTGTACAAGGCGGATTTGCATAGGGCAGATTTGAGTGGAGCGAATCTACGTAAAGCGGATCTACGTGAAGTAAATCTGTACGGAGCGAATCTATGCGGAGCGAGTCTATGTAGCACAAGTCTGTGTAAGGCGGATCTAGGCAGAACGAGTCTGTATGGAGCGGATCTACGTGGAGCGGATCTACGTGGAGCGGATCTGCGCGGAGCAAATCTATGTGAGGTGGATCTAAGTGAAGCGAATCTGCACAGAGCGAATCTACGTAGAGCGGATCTACGTGGAGCAGATTTGTGTGATTGCAACTTTGACGAAGCTAAGATAACCTACAAAGGTAAGACAGTAGAAGTGAGCTTCAAGGAAATAGGGTGAAACTGGGAGAAATAACGGGGAGAGACAACTAGAGCCCGCCTCTCCAGCGGGATCCGCTCAGGGTAAAAGGGGCTTTGATTTCCGTTTCAAGCTAGGAGGAGGAAAGTTATGAATAACGTAGAATTGCAGAAGGTGTTGCATCTCCACAAACTCTGGCTTGAAGACAAGCCAGAAGGCAAGAGGGCGGATCTAAGTGGAGTGGATTTGAGTGGAGCAAACCTGTATGGAGTGGATTTGAGTAGAGCGCGTCTACACAGGACGAATCTGAATGGAGCATACTTATGCAAGGCGGATCTATGTAAAGTGGATCTATACAGAGCGAGCTTGTGTAACGCGGACCTACACGAAGCAGACCTGGATGGAGCGGGTTTGCGTAACGCAAATCTATACAGAGCGGATCTACGTAGAGCAAATCTGTGCGAAACAGATCTGCGCGAAACAGATCTGCGCGAAGCAAACCTGTGTAGCGCAAGTCTATGCAGGGTGGATCTATGTGGAGCGGATTTGCATAACGCAAAACTATACGGAGTGAACCTGTACAAGGCGGATCTACATGGAGCGAATCTATGTAAGGCGGATTTACGTAAAGCGGATCTATACAGAGCGAATCTGTATGGAGCGAATCTATGCGGAGCAAGTCTATGTGGAGCAAATCTGTATGAGGCGGATCTGCGTGGAGCGGATCTGCGTGGAGCGAATCTGTGTAGAATAGATCTACGTGATTGCAACTTCGACAAAGCTAAGATAACCTACAAAGGTACGGCAGTAGAAGTGAGCTTCAGCAAGATAGGGCAAAACGAGAAAAAGTAATTTGGAAGGCTGAGGGGCAAGTTCTAATGACGGGAAGGAGAGCGAAGCAATGAAAACGGCGTTCAAAGAGTACCCAGCACTAGCGTTCTGGAAGCCGGGAATCAGGGAGGTTAACTGGCGCACATCAAGGAGGTCGCTCAGGCTGCAAGGATCCGTAGGCAAGCGCCGCGTTACCTCAAAACCGAAAAAGGAGGGGGATAGTTTCACGGTATAGGTAAAAGATAAAAAGTAACAGTAAGGAGGATAGGTTATGGACCCAGAAAGTTTGAAGACCATCGTCGAAATTCTGAATACGTTAGGATCTGAAACGAAGGAAATTTTTATTTGGTACATTGTTGCGACAAACGTGGAGCCTATTATCAACTCTTCAATCCGTTGCGGTTGCGTTGTCGCCTGCATTTATCTTGTAACTCGGTTCTTCAAGTATCTTGTGAAAAGCGTTTGCGTTTCTTAAGGCGAGCGGTTGTCTACTCTGCTGACAATTTTCCTTGTGCAGTTGATGACATTGTGTACATCCGCTGCCCAAGTGCGTTAGGGACAGTAACTAATGACTAAGGCAATGACAAGGGCTATTAGATAGGTTTTGCCGAAGGGAAGCTAACGAGATGAACATAATTAGCAAGACAAGGCGAGCGGTTGTCTACTCTGCTGACAATTTTCCTTGTGCAGTTGGTGACATTGTGTACATCCGCTGCGGAAATCCCCGCTCAGGCATTTGGTGCGTCAAGGAAATGCAGATTGTGGCATATAACCGCGAAGGCAGAAAGTTACTGCGTCTAGCTTCTGTTGACCTAAACCAAACACTATGCTGCTGGCGAACGGCGTTAGAAGTCTACCATAGCTGCGAGGCAGCCAGAGGCATAGGCTGACCTAATAACTTGGGAGTCCACACTGGAGGAAAGCATGCTCCGAATTTTCTGGTTGTCAACAATAACTCTTACTGTGTTTGCCATTGTAGACCACAACGACATTGTTGTTGAATCCTCGCCAGTGATTCGGGTCTTTGTTGGCCAGAATTTCGATCGACTTCGAGCATGGCTTTCTAAACAAGGAGGGTTGAGAGTGTGTTTGTTGCATGTGGAGGAAGTGCAAAAACGTGAATGAGGGCAAACATGTTCGAATTCCTTCTCTGGAGACGTCTCCCCCTTCAGGGGAGACGTGAATCCCCCCTCTTGGGCTCCGCCAGAATCTGCCGGAATCCGCCAAAATTCTCCGGAATCTAGCGAATATCGTGTTGACTTCCGGCGTCTAGAATTATAGAATTCAATAAATGGAGGGGCAAGGAAAGCAAACAGCAATGGGAGGAGGGAATTCCAAATGAGTGAGACGTATGCAAGCGAGGTTTACCTGCGGGTGTTGAATAACCCCAAGTGGCCGTTGAGAAAGCTGTTCATCTCGCTTTTGCAACGTTACATCCATTGTTGCGAGCGGAGGAGGGCGATTGCTAATGAATGGTAACACCGTCCACGAACGTAGAGAGAATGGTTAGGGCAACTCACATTTTTTACCCTTTTTGAGAAGGAGAGAGAGATGAGAAAGAGGACGAACAGAGATGGTCAACCCGAAGCTGCTCCTGCCGAAATTGAGCAGTTTGAGGGTGCCACGCAGTCAGAGAAGGTTCTCAACGCAGGAGAGCAAGCCAAGGATCTCCTGGAGCGCGCTGCCGTGTGCTTCAGGGTGCTGGAGCTGGAGGGGACGGCTAAGCGGCTGTGGAAGGAAGCCGAACGGGCTGTTATTGCCTCGCAGCGAGTTGCCAAGCGCGTCGAAAAGCAGGGCTCCAAGGCGGAGCGTGAGGCAGCGCGGAAGGCCAAGAAGGCCGAGAAGATCAGGAAGCTCCGCGAGCGGCTGAAGAAGTTGCTCGAGGAGGAGGAAGGCACTGGGGATACCAGGGAGTAGTCTTCGTTCGAGCCCTGGCCTAGCGTTGGGCTTAATCGGGTGTCGCGGCCCGACAGGGTTCTTAGAGAGAGGCGGGGGAAAGCATCAAGCCCCCCAAAGTGCCCCCTGAGACGGCAACGTCGGCCACCAGGTGGGCTGTCTGGCTTGGAATCTGCCAGATTCCGGCGGATTTTGGCGGATTTTGGCGAATAAAACCCTGCCTTTGAGCGTCTATAAATATAGAAAGCAATAAAGAAGGGGGCAAAGAAAGGAGATGACCATGAGAACCAAGAACCAGAACGAAGGGTGGAGCGAAGCCGCCGAGCGCCTCGAAGATATCCGCGACCAGATCGCCGAGCTTCTCGCCGATGCGGAAATGGTGTTGGAGGAGTGCCGCTGTGGGATCATTGCCCGCCGCTCCCAACTGTATTGGCTTGGCCACATGCAGGAAGCTTTGGGCAACGAAGGTAAGGGTATGTACACCATGAACGATGCCATCGCCGAATTGCAAACGGTGGACAATTAAGGCGAGAACTTTATGCAACCAGTAAGGAGGAAGGCCATGACAACTACGAACCACGAATTCGGTTTGCGATGGATGGAGGCGGACCGCTGCGGGCGTACGGTCGTCAAGGAGAAACTCTTTGGCACCCGAACGGCCCGTGACCATTGGGCGGACCTGGTGGCCACAAAGCCGGGCTTTATCCGCTATGAAGCCTGGCTGGACGCCCCGGAAGAGGCCCCTGGCGACGACCGCCCCATTGGTTGATTCACACCCCGGCAACGAAAAGAGATCCCACCAGTAGATAAGGAACACGGCTATGCGAACGAACCATTCCCAACACGAGCACTTGCCTGGAGGAACGCGGGTGCTGAACACCAACGACGGCGAACCCGGCTTCATCATGAACGGTTTTGCCTTCGATCCTGACCAAGGGGGCTGGACCGAGTACGAGGTGGAGACCGAGTACGGAGTCGAGGTCTGGGAGCGTAGCAACTTCATCCTGTTTTCCGAATTCGAAGATGCCAATTGAGCCAGAGGAACTGTAATGAGTGTCACGCTGACCATCGGTAACCATACGACGAAAGAATACTGCGTGAACCTGTCGAACACCAACTTTCGGCACATGATGACGGCTCTGGGATACGACTCGGCTCAGATGGACTGGGTGGGTCGGCTTGACCCTCGCGACCTTCTGGCACGCGTGGCCCGATGCCAGTTGGCCATCGCCGAAGGTCATGAGGGCGAGTTCACTCGATCGGCAGTAGATCGCCGGATCGAGGTTGGAACTGAGACCGAAGGCCGCATGGCAAAGATTCGGATGACGGACCTGGGTGCCGATGCGGCCTACGTGACCGGTTGTTTGACTCGCTTGGCCATCCTGGCCAGCCGGGCCATCGCACGAGGTGCAACTGTCAATTACTACTAAGCTCGAAACGCAGCAAACGATTAGTAAAAGGATCACAAGGAGGTCAAGAGAACGATGAACACCTACATCGCAATTGTGTTGGTGTATCTCGATCCAGAAAGACAAACCGGCGAAAGCTGGGCAGAGGAGAGCCAAGCTCTTGTGTTATGCACAGCGGATAGCAAAGAGTCGGCACGAAGAGAATTGATCCACGAAGCACAGAGGCGTGGGCAATGTGTCAGCCGCTTCTTGTTTATCAAGGAATGGCACGACGTGGTTTGAAGGGTTTGTGTAGCAGATGCCAGTACGAAAGGATGTCGAATAATGAGACCGAGAGACTCCCAAAGATACGCTGTCTATCGTTGGGAATGGACTGTCAGGGAACAGTGGCCCGAACACAATGAAGTGCTCAGTCCTACCGAATGCCAGGACCTCATTCAGAAGGTTTGGAACGATCGCCGACCAGGAGAGGAGCCCCCCTTGTTGCGATTCCGAGGACGGACTACCGCTCATGGCAGTCGATGGAGTATAACACTGCCCAAACGCGAATGGGGGCGACAAAAGCTATTGGTTCTTCACGAGATTGCACACTCACTGGATATCCATCCTGGGAAATGGGACGAACCATTTCACGGACCAAGATTTGCGTCGCTCCTATTGGACTTGTGGGTGACTTATGCGAGGATCCCGAGGGAAGCCTGTCAATTGATAGCACGAACGCAGGAAGGACAGAAGGTGAAGTTTCGTCCAATGGAGTGGTCTGTTGCTGCTTGTCGACGCCAACCAACAAAAGAATGGTTGGAATGGAAACAACTCGAGCAGCAACTCTATAGAATGCTGGTCGAATGCCGGGCAAACGAACCCGACAAATACGAGGAGGAATGAAAGTTTGGATCACTATGTTTCCCAAAGTTACAGGAGATTGACTAATGGCACATGAGATCACAGTACGACCGGATGGGACTGCCGAAGCAGCGTACTCTTTGACTCCAGCCTGGCACGGTCTTGGGGTTGTCTTTGATCATCGAATGTCAAGCCGAGAGGCGCTGGCTGCTGCTCAACTCGATTGGATGGTCGAGCAATGGCCCGTTGCAATTGGCAAACGAATGTGTTTGCCTGTCGAAGGCAATGGTAGTGAGATGACCATCACCGATTGGCTCGAGCAATGCTCTTATCGAGCCAACGTTAGAGCAGACAATGAGTTGCTCCTTGGGGTAGTGAGCAATCAGTACCAAGTGGTTCAGAACGTCGAGGCATTCGAGTTCATGGACAAGTTGGTCGAAGACCATGAGATGGAATACGAATCCGCTTTCTCGCTCCAAGGCGGACGGAAAGTGGTTTTGCTCGGACGAATGCCACAGGTTCGAGAAGTTGTTGATGACGACCGAGTCATCCCTTACATTTTGATGAGTCTCAAACATGACGGCACTGGAGCTATCCATTTTGGCCCATGCTTTACGCGAGTAGTATGTGCTAACACACACGCAATGGCTCTTACGGAAAAGACGATCAAGGAGTTGAGTATTCGTCATACAGGCTGTGTCGAAGAGAAGCTCTCGCAAGCTCGAGCAATACTCAAGCTAACATCGGAACACTACGATGATTACATCGATTTGGCGCGGGAGTTGGCGGCCAAGCCCTTCCATCGCGAGGAATGGTACCGCTTCCTCGAGGTGATGTGTCCCGAATTGAATGCAGATGACCCCGATTACACAGAGCAAAGGGCTGAAAGGATTGCTGAGACGAGACTTGCTCTGACCAAGTGCTTTGTCAATGAACGGGAGATGATAGCCAGTGTTGCTAATACGGCATGGGCTGCTGTGAATGCGGTGACCAAACACATTGATCACTTGCCAAGGAGGGGTGCAACTCAGGAAAGGAAAGCCGAAGCGAGATTCAATGTTTGCCTTTACGGAGTGGGCCGGAACATGAAGCAGCGAGCGCTTGAGGCAGCTTGTCGTATTGCTGGAGTCAACTATGCTCTTGGCGGTTGATGAGTGCAGAGCAGAGCAGAGAAGAGGTTCTCTGTAGCGCCTCTAATGGCGAACCCAATCAAGAGCAGGAGTTGGACAATGAGGTCAGCAATAGAGGAGACATATGAAGACGTTAAATTGCTTTTGCATAGTATTTGCCACCAGTTCATGAGCCAGAAAGGGATTGCCCATCACTACTACGATGAGTGGCACGCGGAAGCTCTGCTTTGCTATGTGTCAGCGTACAGATCGTTTGAGCCTAACTATGGTCGGTTTACGACGTGGTTATGGTCTTGCGTTTGGCACGGTCTCAACCGGAAGTTTTGCCGAGACGCTCGTCATCACAAAACTGCTCACCCAACATTGAAAGACTTCCGACAAATTGAAGGCCCTGGGCGCTTATTCAAGATGGGAGAGTTTTTCTCATCATTATCGGAAGATGCTCGAATTGTTGTTCGGCTTGTGTTTGGTGTTAGTTGTAGGCGTTGGGATGAGCCAAGGCGAATGACCCGCAATGAAATGAGGTTGTTGGTTATTTGCTTGTTACAGGATATGGGATGGACATACGATAGGATCAAAACGTCGTTCGGTGAAATTCGTCGGGCTTTGATTGATTGATTGATGTGACTAATGAAAGCTGTGCCGTTACCTTACCAATGTGAAGCCGTCGAACAGATCGATCAATTCAAGGGTCGTGCTTTGTTAGCGCATGAGATGGGGTTGGGCAAGACTTTGATTGCGCTTTGGTGGTGGAAGAAAACCCCCAAAGCTCATCCTGGTCTCGTCGTTTGTCCTGCTCTGGCCAAGTATGTTTGGGAGCGAGAATGCTTGCACAATCTTGGTGTGAGGCCCCTAGTATTGGAAGGGAGAAAGTCGTTCCCATTGGATATGTCCAATGCCCAGATCGTCATTGTGAACTATGATGTTCTTGACCATTGGCTTCCCGAATTGAGGAGAACAAGGTTCCGATCGATCTTCCTAGATGAGATACACTACGCGAAAAACACTCGGGCTAAACGAACGAAGGCTGTTCACAAACTGGCAAAGGGTATTCGGTATATCGTAGCTATCAGTGGAACTCCATTGCTAAACCGTCCAATCGAGTTGTTCCCAACGTTGAGGATGTTGAAGCCAGGGACGTTCCGTTCCCGTTATGCGTTTGCCAATGCATATTGCAAACCACGATGGACGCCGTGGGGATGGAAGTATGACGGTGCAACGAGGCTGGACGACTTGCACAAGCTGTTGACGGCCACTTGTATGATTCGGAGACTAAAAACCGATGTTCTTCCTGAACTTCCAGGTAAGATCCGTCGCGTTCTTCAAGTACCCTTGTTGAACGAAGGAGAGTATCAAGCAGCGCAAGACGACTTTTTGAGATGGTTATCCAAGAAGGATCCACTCAAAGCTCAGTCAGCAGCCCGAGCCGAGACGCTCGCCAAACTTGGTTACCTGAAAAGGCTAGCGGCTCGTGGCAAGCTGAAGGCGGTTGTCAACTGGTTGAACGAGTGGCTTGTGAACTATCCCAATGAGAAGATCGTTGTGTTTGCTATACACAAACCGATGATTAGGGTGCTGCGAAAGCGAATCGAGAGCAAGTCTGTTGTTGTGGATGGTTCAGTCACGGGGCGCCAACGCAAGATGATGGTTCAACAGTTTCAACAGGACAAAAAGACCAGGGTATTCATTGGCAACATTCGTGCAGCAGGGATAGGAATCACGCTGACCGCAGCGAATACGTTAGCATTCGCAGAACTGGATTGGGTTCCGGCAAACCACACACAAGCTGAAGATCGCATCCATAGACTCGGCCAAGACAAACAAGTTTGGATATGGTATCTTGTAGCTGCGAACACAATCGAGGAGAAGCTATGCGAAGTTTTGGAGAAGAAGCAGCGAGTTGTGCAATCGACTTTAGACGGGGGGACGATAGACGATTTGGATGTCTATCGTCAACTCATGAAGAAAATCCGAAAAGGAGAGGCATTGTGATCAAACTTCGACGATCGACCGTAGATGAGTTCCTCAAGCAATTGGATATCAGCGATGAGAGAGCAAATGAAATTGCGGAATCTGACATCCAACGGCTTGCTGAGAATCCGGAAGTAAAAGAGGCCGCCCTTGAGTTCTCGACACATGTAATCCGACATGCGTTGGTCGTAAGTGACCCTGTTACCCTTATGCTTTTGTTGAAGGTAATGTCATCTGTATTTTGTATGGGCTACCAAATGGCCGAACGACAAGCAGAGATCGACGAATTAGAAGAACTTCATAGGTAGAAAGGTTATGGATCATGATTGACAAGAACAATAACACAACCACCGACGTGCTAATCATCTCAGGAATTCCTACTGAGGTAAAACGTCAGTTCAAAGTTTACTGCGCCGAGCAGAATGTATCCATGAGCGAGCTTCTGGTGCAGGTGATCAGTCTTATCGTCGAGCACAAAGACGAGCTACCACAGATTTTGAAGAGATGACTCGAAACGTCGCCGGATTAGGCATCCGAGAGTTGTTCAACTCATATGATATCCCGTTCATCGTTGGCGGTTCTCACCGACACGTTCGGCATGGATGGATTGGAGTCGATTGCCCTTGGTGTGGACCGGGAACGAACAAATATCATTTGGGTATCCACGAACATACGCATGCTGTGGTCTGTTGGAAGTGCGGGCATCACGCTTTGGGGGAAGTCGTTTCCCTTCTCTGTCGTATACCTATCGCTCAAGCCATTAGTCTGGTCCGGAGAATTCCTCGCGTTCGACCAAGCCCGTTTGTTGAACCAACTCGTGGGAAGATTAAAACACCAACCCCATTGCTAGACCTTCAAGTTCCTCATCGTCGGTATCTGGAGAAACGAGGTTTTGACCCCAATGAACTAGTCTCATTTTGGCGACTAAGAGCTTTGAAGATCCATGACCGTTTATCGTGGCGGATTTGGATACCCGTTCACTTCAACGGGGAAGTGGTGAGTTGGACAACGCGGAGTATCAGCGAAACGACCCGCCAACGGTACATACACGCTCGCCCCGAACAAGAGTCCTTGCCTATCAAGACGTTGCTATACGGTTGGGACTTCGTTCGAGCTTCAGTCATCATTTGCGAAGGACCAACAGACGTATGGAGAATCGGTCCTGGGGCAGTTGCAACGTTTGGAATTGCAACTTCATTAGAACAGGTCAGGAAGCTCTCGTCAGTTCCTTACCGCATTGTGTGCTTTGACAACGAACCAATCGCCCAAAAAGCCGCAGACAAGTTGTGTGATACCTTGAGCAATTTTCCGGGGACAACACTGCGTGTTTGTTTAGGATCAAAAGACCCAGGTCAAGCTACCCAGGAGGAAATAACGAAACTGAGATCTCTTTTGGAACGGGGCATTCAAGAAGGGAATCATCTGCCTTAAAATTTCCAAATTTGCCTTGAGGGAAAACCCCCAATCCGCTATGGTGGAAGGCTGCACGCCGTGTGCGGGGTAAGGCCGTTGTTGAATGGAGAGCAAAATTGATAGCAGTTATGAGAGATCCTTCGCCTTGTCACGCACTGCTACCAGTTGCCCTGCTCTCCGGGCAACGGCCCGAGGCTCGCCTCTTCGGAAGAGGCGAGCCTTTATCTTCTGCCCGAATCACTCAGTAATAGAGGAGGCTTCCAATGGGCGACAAGAAGTTCCAAGGCTTCGTTCTTCCTAAATGTAACTACTTCCGTGTGCCAAACGATTGGACCGACATCATGAATGACATGACGTCGATGTCCGAGATCAAGGTTGTTCTCTATGTACTTCGGCATACCTGGGGATATTGTGGGGAAGAGTACGAACCGAAACGGATCAGTTTGGAAGAGTTCATGCACGGCAGGAAAAATAGAAGAACTGGTAAGCGGATTGATAAAGGTACGGGGTTGTCTATTAACTCAGTAAGAGACGGTTTGTCTAGAGCAATGGAACATGGGTTCTTGGGAATGATCGAGGATAACCGCGTTCCGTGGAGAGTCAAAAGATATTATTATCTGATCATGAGACAAACCGATGATACCCCCCATTCACGGGTATCAACTTCTGATACCCCCCATTCACGGGTATCAACTTCTGATACCCTACCCCTATCAACTTCTGATACCCTACCCCTATCAACTTCTGATACCCCATATAAGAAAGACAACAGACAGAAAGACAACCCGAGAAAGAAGAAAGACAAAGAGAGGGGGCGGCAAGCCGCCCCACTCTCTGGGGTTATCAAAAATACGAAGAACAAAAAGAGAAAAAAGTCCCCTCCTTCGCCAATGCTTGAGCGCACTGGACTTTTCGGAAGTGACAAGATTAGAGGGAGGAGAAGGATTCCTCATTTGACGAAATTTGATCGGAAGGCTGCCGCATACTTGCGGGTGATGTTCAATGAGCATGAGATACCGAAACTGATGGGAGCTAGAGTAGACAGGATAGCAGAACAAATATATCTCTTGCGTCAAAGGTATGACAAAAGCAGGATCTTCAAACTCCTCGTCTGGTGGAAGGAACACTATGGCGAACAATATGTTCCAAGAGTTTGGAAGCTCGGCGATATCTTCGACAAGTTCGAGCGGGTAGAGCAACAGAGGGAGATCAAAGCCAAGGAGTCAACTCGCATCAATGGAAAGAAGATCACCCGCGATAGTATGTTTGATGCCGAAAATTGTGTAAACGGCATCCCGAGGGTATGGGTGTCAGATGATGGGAAAGAGTACGATGGTTTGTTGTTGCACGATCTCAGAAACCGAGTGAGGGAACGGTTTGGTTCTGGTTTGCCACTTCAGTCGCAGGTTGACATAGTCTTGGTGGAGATGGACAAGGTTCCGGGTTCGATTCCAGTGAACGTAGTTGGGAAGGTTGGATAAATGAGCCGGTTGGCGAATAGGCTGCAGAAAACCATCCAGGATGGTCTTGAAGAATACTATGCTCGGCGTCAGTGGATTACCCAAGTGCGGTGTTGTGATCCTTCGTTAGAATTGTCTGAAGTCAGACGTGACTGGGATAGGTATGGGCGTTTGACCGCCGATGATTATTTTCGGGTGGTCTCGAAGGGCTTGGGTGCGGATGCTTGACGGAAGGCTAAATGAGAATTCAGAGATACACTAAGCAGGATGCTCGACGGGTGCTGGTTGGGATGGTTACAGATCGGATTGTCTGTAGTCGGATAGCAGCGCAGTGGACGCCGGAGGGTTTATTCAGCAGCCGCTGGGAAAACATCGTTGGGGGTTGGTGCATTCGTCATCTGTTGAAGCATGGGACGCCGATTGGACGTCATATTGAATCGGTGTTTGAAGAATGGTCATCAAGGAAGAAGGACGACCGCATGATCGATATGATGGAGCGGTTCCTGACGTTTCTCAACGACGAGTACGAACGGGAATCGCCTCTATCGAGTGACTATGTTTTGGATCTTGCTGGGCGACATTTCAATGCGGTCCGGTTGAAAAATGCAATAGCAGCAGCGGAGGCCGATCTTGATTTGGGACAAGTTGAGGATGCGACCAATCGATTCACGGAATTCCGTCGAATTGAGTTAGGTGTTGGGTCTGTAACTATTCCTGGACGAGACTTCGAGGCTTGGGTAAGTGCTTTTGATCTTGAGCAAAACCGGTCGTTGATTGAGTTCCCTAAATTGCTGGCGGAGTTCGTGGAGGATGTGTTCTGTCGAGATGCTTTTGTGTCATTCACAGGATCATATGGGCGTGGCAAATCGTTTTGGTTGATGGAGATAGCGTTTCGAGCGGTGAAGGCCAAGAGACGAGTGTTGATGTTCGAAGTTGGCGATATGAGCCGTCGACAAATCATGATGAGATTGGGCCAACGCGCAGCAAGACGACCGATGAAGGACTGTATTGTAGATTATCCAGTGGCATTTGAGAAAGTTTCCGACGGGCCGATAATAGAGAAGAGGAAGTTAGAGGCTGTTGATGTGCGGAAAGCGTTTCAAGCATGGAAGAAACTTGATGGGTTTGGCCGTTTCCATTTGTCTGTGCATTCGAGTGGTTCTATATCTGCTAAGCAAATACGCAACCACGTGGAAGAGGGAGAACGAGAAGGTTGGGTGCCTGATGTTGTTGTGATTGACTACGCCGATCTTTTGGCTCCCCCGAAGGGGATTTCAGACAAGAGGGAAGGCATTGATGAGACTTGGAAGCAACTCCGACGTCTGAGCCAAGATTTACATTGCTTGGTTGTGACTGCCACCCAAGCGGATGCGGCTAGTTACCGAGCCAATCTAATACGAGGCGGGAATTTTAGCGATTCGCGGACGAAGAATGATCACGTCACAGCGGGTTTTGGTTTGAATTCAAACGATCAGGATAGGGATCAAGGTGTGGTGAGGTTGAACTGGTTGAAACGACGTGACGGAGCGTGTAATGAGAACTGGCAGATAGCAGTGGCCGGTTGTTTGGCTATTGGGTGTCCGCTCATCGTCTGCTGTCGTTAAGATCAGGTTTTGGTTTTGCTTGTGTCATTTTGGTTTTGAAAGGGGAACCAACATGAAGGTGACGAAGGAGGATGCAGTAGCGGTTTGTATGGATTTTGGCTACTCAGTGGCCGACGGATGGTCGGAGGACCGTTTGGTGAAGAAGCTAACCAGTCTTATTCAACTCGCCAAGGATGGTGATTATGAACCCTCTGAGCCGAGTTTGCGAAACTTGGTGAGGAAATTGTGTAAGGCTGAAGGCGGTATTGACTTGGTGGGACGTGATAATGCTCCTGATCAAGAAGTAGATACCGTTGGAGAGGGTGAATTCAATGTGGACGATTTGGATTTGGAAGACAGAGGGTGCCTCGACGATGATGAAGGCGAGGTAGATCGAAGCTCTGAGGAGGAGGATGGTGGTATTGATGAGGACGAGGATGAGGATGAGGATGAGGATGAGGACGAGGATGAGGATGAGGACGAGGATGAGGATGAGGATGAGGATGAGGATGAGGATGAGGATGAGGATGAGGACATTGGCAAGAACAACCCGCTAAAGGTTGGACAATGTGGTTGGGTAAAGAGCGACGACGGGCGTTGGAAGGCAAAAGTCATCGAGATCTTGAACGATAGATATGTGATGGTTCGAGATCGTAATGGGGAAACTTGGCAAGTGGGTGTTGAGGAGTTTGAGGTTGTGGTTGTTCCTCAGAAGAAAACTAGCAAGGTTCGGCAAGAGGACGATCAAGATGAGGAGATCCGCCGTCTCAAGGAGGAACTGCACCGTGTGAAATCGCGACGGGCTACGAAGTCTAAAAAAATGAAAAGGGATGTTCTGGCTTTGAAGATACTCCGTGAGCATGCGAATGGTGCTGACATCGAGGAACTGGCGAAAGAATTGGAAGCCAAGTACAAGAGACAAGGTCGGAAAGCCAATCCAAGACTATCAGCATCGACGATGCGACGTGTGATTAAGCATGGTGTTTTGTTTGGGTTGCTCAAAACGGAAGGCAGAATGGTTTTTTGGACGAAGCAGAACTAGCAAAAAGGAGCGAGTGATGTTGGTACTTTCTAGGAAGCGGGACGAGTCCATTGTCATTGGTGACAACGTTGAGATCTTCGTCGTCGAGATCCGAGGGGATAAAGTGCGACTTGGGATAAAAGCACCAAAAGAGGTGACCGTCCATCGTCGGGAAGTGTATGATGCGATCCAGAGAGATGGTTCAATCCGAGACAGGGAGAGAAGAGAGAAAGGAGGAGTCTAATGAGAGTGGAGCGTGAGAAGTTATTGAAGTGTCTTGCGTCTGTCGACGTTGGTTTGTCTGCGCAAGATGTTATTCAGCAATCGTCCTGTTATGTGTTCACGAAAGGAAGGCTGTGGACATTCAATGACGAGGTGGCTTGTAGTTGCGTTCTTCCGGATGCTTTGAGCCAATTCGAGTGCGCTGTACCTGCGGCCGAGTTCCGAATGCTTTTATCTAAGCTGACCGATACAGTTTTGGATGTTTCATTAGGGGAAAAGGATGATGGTAAGCAGATCATTTTGAAGGGTGGAGGGAAGTCCAAACGACGACGAGCGGGGATATATGCTCAGGCTGAGATTCTGTTACCAATCTCTGATATTCCAACTCCAAAGGAGTGGCTCAATATTCCGAAAGGTTTGCCGGATGCAATTGCGGCGGTGGAACAGTGTGCCAGTAGAGACGATCGTTTGTTTGTCTTGACTTGCATCCACCTCCGTCCAAAGTGTATTGAAACTACTGACAACTTCCAAGCGATTCAATATGCAATCAAAACCGGACTACCTGAATCAGTTTTGGTCAAGCGATCGGTATTGTCTCGAGTGATAATGTTGGACTTCGAGCAATGGACTGCCGATGATTCTTGGTTGCACTTCCGGTCTCAGAAACTGACAGCGAGCTGTCGGCGTTGGCAAGAGAAGTTTCCCAATATTAGCGAGCTGATGAAGGTTCGCGGGACTGAAGCAGTATTGCCTCAGGGTGTTGTCGAAGCAGCAACGAAAGCCGAGGTGTTTCTCGATGATAAGAAAGAGGATATGGCAGGAGTGTGTATTGATATTTCCCCTGGTCAACTTCGGTTGTTGGCGGAAGGCAATGCTGGGTGGTACGAGGAAAGGCAGAAGAGCGAGTATGACGGACGACCAATGAAGTTCCGTGTAGCTCCTCATCTTTTGCGCGAGATCTGTAGTAGGTCGGATCGATGCGTGGTTGGTGATGACAGACTGTTCGTCAAGGGAGACCACTTTCGGTATATCAGTTGTCTTGTGCGAAGAAGAGAAGATGAGCCTTCCTAACTGTTTCCGTTGTGGAAAACAACCTTGCGAGTGTGAGGATGGTATTACTCTTTATCATGGAGATTGCCGCGACGTACTGCCGTTGCTGCCCAGAGAGAGTGTTGATTTGGTGTTGACGAGCCCCCCTTACAATCTTGGCGATGTACATAGACACGACAAGAAGAAACATCGCCCATATCCTGATGGGCTTCCAGAAGATGAGTACCAGAAGGATCAAGTGAAGGTACTTACTATGCTCCATCGTTTATCCAAGTGTGTGTTCTATGTGCATAAGAACAGAATAATCGATAGGAGAGAAGTGTCGCCGAGATTTTGGATAAGGGAAACTCCTTGGATATGCAGACAGGTTTTGGTGTGGGTCAATGGAGGGCCGAACCACAGTCCCGTTCGGTTTTTTCCGAAGACAGAGCGGGTGTTTTGGTTAGCCAAAGAGGACTGTCCGTGGTTGGACAACCACAGATATTGGGACTTTCTTACGTGTCTTCCCGATAGGAGAGCTTTGGATGGAGATGACCATACGAGGACTTTTCCTTTATCATTGGCTTCTGTGATTTTGGAAGTGGCTCCTTGGGCAAAAGTTTGCTGTGATCCTTATGCAGGAAGGGGCACAACTGGCCGCGCTTGCAAGAATTATGGTCGGCGGTGCATTATGATTGAGGTTGAAGAGAGATATTGTGAGATGGCAGCCGGTTGGTTATCGATCCCTCCGGTTCGAGGAGATAGAAAAAAGAAAGGTTTGTTTGTGTGATGGGTTTTTTCCCCGAATCGTCTCTCCGATCTTCTGGTCGTCCGGAAAGATCACCTCGTTGTGGTTCCTGTGGGCTATTCGATGGTTGCATTTCTCCTCGTATGTCAACAACTGGGGAGGGAAGATTGAAGATATTGGTTGTGGGAGAAGCTCCAGGCGAAGAAGAAGATAAACAAAACACCCAACTGATTGGACCCGCTGGTCAACGTTTGCGAAAGGAGTTGAAGAAGTTTGGTGCAGATTTGGATCGAGATTGTTGGAAGACGAACGCGGTGGTTTGTTGTCCTCACGGCAACCCAACTAATAGGCAAATCGAATCCTGTCGTCCGAATCTTCTGAAGACGATCCAGGTATTGAAACCAAGGACAATTATATTGTTGGGATTGTCCGCTGTCCGTTCAGTGATTGGTTGGTTGTGGAAGTCTGATCTTGGATCGATGGAGCGTTGGGCAGGTTGGCAGATTCCGTGCCAAAGATGGAATTGTTGGATTTGCCCTACCTATCATTCATCATATGTGAGGAGAGTAGAGTTGGGAGAGAAGGGTGGGTTTGGTGAAAAGAAATTGGTAAGCGGGGAGGTGTTGGGCATTCTATTCGGTGAGCATTTGCAGTTGGCATTCAAGCTGACGGAGAGACCTTGGAAAGAACGACCGAGGTTCGACCAAGTTGAGAAGATTGTAGACACAAATGAAGCAGCAAAGAGAATCGAGTGCTTGATTCGTGCTAAGCCGGGAGTGCCTATTGCCTTCGACTATGAGACGGACAGATTGAAACCAGATAGTGATGGAGCAGAGATCCGATGTTGTGCAATGTCCAATGGAGAGGAGACCATTGCCTATCCGATACATGGTTCAACATACGAGGCAACTCGGCGGTTCCTTCGATGTCCTGTCCCGAAGATCGCGGCAAATACAAAGTTTGAAGAACGATGGAGCCGTGCAGTTTTCAAGACGTCGGTGAGAAATTGGTCGTGGTGTACAATGCTTGGAGCACACGTATTGGATAACCGAAGGGGAATCACCGGACTGAAGTTTCAAGCGTTCGTTCGTCTTGGGCAGGAAACATACAACGATGTGGTGGCTTCCTATTTGAAAGAGTCGAACTCAAACAAACCTAATCGGATACGCCAGGCGGATTGGAGAGATCTGCTCCAATATAATGGTATGGATGCATCGTTGACTTGGCATGTAGCGAAGAGGCAACAAAAGGAGATGGATGAGTCTTCCTGTAGTTTAGGAAAGTAAAGAGAGGAGTTTGACTGTTGAAACCGATGCGACGAGATGCTTACAAGCTGTTGCATGATGGAGCTTTGGCTTTGGCGAGGGTAGAGGAGAATGGAATTCGTATCGACGTGGGTCGGTTGGATCGGACGATTGTAAAGGTGAAAGACCGGATAGAGGATTTGACCTCGAGGTTGAAGGAGACCAGGGAGTGGAAGTTATGGAGGAAGATATACGGGGGCAAGGCATCAATTGGGAGCCGTTCCCAACTAGGGGAAGTGTTGGATGGGTTGGGATACCACCAAGGAGAGAAAACCAGTTCGGGCAAACGAAGGAGCACGGCGAGAGGAGTATTGGAACAGATCGACAAACCGTTCGTGAAGTTGTTTCTCGACATTGAGAAACTAAAGAAACTTCATGGGACATATCTGAAGGGGCTTCGGCGCGAGGTTACCGATGGTTTGCTTCACTGTTTCTACAATCTGCACACGGTGAAGACGTATCGCAGTAGTTCCGATCGGGTGAATTTTCAAAATCAGCCTATCCGAGACAAGGTAATGGGCAAGCTAATTCGGAGTTGCTTTGTGCCTCGTCCTGGTCATGTATTGGTAGAGTTCGATTTTGGTCAACTTGAGGTGAGGGTGGCTGCATGCTATAACAGAGATCCCGTTCTTATCGACTATATCAAGACGGGTTATGATATGCATCGAGATTTGGCGTCTCAGTGTTTTCTGGTTGAGAAGGATAGGGTAAGTAAGGATGTCCGCTACGCGGCGAAGAATCAGTTTGTGTTTCCAGAGTTCTATGGATCATACTTCCGAGATTGTGCTATTGGTTTGTGGTCGGCTATCGATCAGCTTAATTTGGAAGTGGACGGTGTTCCGATGCGTGACCATCTGAGGGCCAATGGCATTACGGAGTTGGGCGATGAGGATTCGGACGAATCGTTTATGAGACATATATGTGAGGTCGAGGAGGACTTCTGGGGTGTTCGGTTCAAGGTGTACAATGAGTGGAAGAAGGAATGGTACAATCAGTATTTGCAAAGGGGATGGTTTGACACTCTGACGGGTTTCCGTGAGAAAGGATTGTACAAACGGAACGACGTAATCAACCATCCGATCCAAGGTTCTGCTTTTCACTGCTTGCTATGGTGTTTGATCCGACTTGTGCAATGGACGGTGAAGAATAAAATGCAGACCAAGATTGTAGGTCAGATTCATGATAGTGTACTGGCTGATGTTCACAAGTCGGAGTTGGAGGATTTTGTAGCGAAAGCTCAACGGTTGATGGTCAAGGACATTCGAATTGCTTGGGATTGGATCATCGTGCCCTTAGACGTTGATGTGGCGATAGCTGAGCAGAACTGGTATGAAAAACAGGAGGTCGATTTGTGAGAGGATTACCCGCTTGTTTCCGTTGTGGAAAACAACCTTGCGAGTGCGAGGATGGCATTACTCTCTATCATGGAGATAGCCGAGAATTGATGCCTTTGTTTGATGATGGTTCGGTCGATATGATCCTTACTGATCCGCCATACGGAGTTGAGTATGGCGGAGGATTCGGGAGTCCAAGGGAAAAGCTAACAAACGATAATGTAGATGTCTATCAATGGGCAGTTCCTGAATTTTTTCGGATTTGCAATGGTCCTTGCTATATTTGGTATGGTTGTATTCGGTCCTACTTTATATTCCGAGCGGTGCATCAAGCCAACGGCGTTGTGCATTCAGTGATCATCTGGAAGAAGCAAATGACTGGGTGTTTACGTTCTCAATATAAGCACGTTTATGAATCACTAGTGTATTGTAATGGACCGAAAACAACGACCAAGTGGTGTGGTCCTAGAAACGAGGTAACGTTGTGGGAACTACAAAGACCTAGTAGCAACAAGATGCATCCAACTGAAAAGCCAATTGCTTTATTGCGGAGGGCTATTCGCAATCATGATGTTGGTTTGGTTTTTGACCCATTTGCAGGAGCAGGTTCAACCGGTCGGGCATGTAAGGACTTGGGACGTAGATGTATTATGATAGAAGTTGAGAAAGAGTATTGCGAGATAGCAGCAGATCGTTTGGGTATATGCGAAAAGGTTGTCGAATCGAAGAAGGGTTTGTTTTTATAGAGGAAGGGAAACGAGATGGGTGACGAGTTATACAAGAGATACCGACCTTCAAAGTTTTCGGAATTGGTTGGTCAAGAACATGTTGTGAAGACCTTAGTTGCAATGGGCAAACGCAACGCGATACCTCATTGCATTCTATTGTCGGGACCATCTGGTGTAGGCAAGACAACTATCGCTCGGATTCTCCGACAGAAGTTGGGTTGTGGGGATTCCGACTATGAGGAAATCAATGCCAGCGATTATCGTGGGATTGAGATGGTTCGGAAGATTCGGTCGAATATGATGATGGCTCCAATCTCAGGTCGGTGTCGGGTATGGACAATTGACGAATGTCATCAACTTACCTCTGATGCGCAGAATTCATTCCTCAAGATTTTGGAGGATACTCCAACTCATTGCTATTTCATACTGTCTACTACAGACCCGCAACGATTGAAGAGGACTATCATTACCCGTTCGACTGAATTGAAGTTGGGGTTTTTACCTCCATCAGATTTATCCAAACTCGTATCGTTTGTGGTCAAGAGCGAGGGAATGAACGAGTTGAGTGAGAGTGTTATAGACAAGTTGGTTTCTGTGGCTGATGGCAGTGCTCGTAAAGCTCTTGTTGTTTTGGATACGATAATAGGAGTAGAGGACGAGGCTAAGCAGTTAGAAGTTATTGCCAAGGCAGATTTCAAAGCGCAGGCTATTGAAATTGCGAGATTGCTTATGAATCCGAAGACTGAATGGAAGGCGATGGCTGACGTCTTGAAGGCAGTGGATGAGGATGTTGAATCGTTGAGATATATGGTGTTGGGTTATTGCAGGAAGGTGATGCTTGGTGGACGAGGAGCAAGTCGGGCGGCTGCAATCATTGACCGATTTCAGGACCATTTTTACGACAGTAAAGCGGCTGGTTTTGCTTTGGCTTGTTGGGACATTGTGAAAGGTTCGAGGTGAGATGAGGAAGGCCAAGGTAGAATATAGTCTTGCTCGTACATTGAACATGGGTAACTATGAGTCGACGAAGATCCACATAGGTTTTGCTGTGGAGTGTGAAGCAACAAAGGAGGCTGTTGAAAAAGCATTTGAAGGATGTCGAGCATTTGTCAAACGGAAGATTGCTAAAGAGGAGATGGAGTACAAAGTTGGTGATCCATATGAAGAGTAGGAGAATAGTGATGGGTGATAACTCGGCTGTGGGAAAAGAAGGCAGTGGAACTGTTACTAATATATTCTCGATTGATGAGTACAATTTGGAGAAAGAGTGGATTGGCCAGCCGAAGTTGTACTTCACCTGGGCAAAAAGAGCAGCAGATTGCCGTAGTCGCTTCGATGAGGCAAAGACCAACCTCGACTTGGTCCGAGCCGAAGTTGATCAAGAGATTCGGGAGACACCAGCCAAATATGGATTCGGTGAGAAGAAGCCGACGGAAAAGGCCATTGAGTCGTTGGTTGTGCAACATGAACGTGTTGTCCGGGCAATGCATAATTTAGTGACTATGCGTCATGCTTATGATATTGCGCAAGCTGCGGTTGCTGCCCTTGACCATCGCAAGACGGCATTAGAACGCTTGGTCCAGTTGCATTTGGCAAATTACTATAGTGAACCTCGATCTCCAAAAGGCTACGAGGATGAGATCGAGGAAGCTAAGAAAGACCGAGCTTGGAAATCGAGACAGAAGAGGGCGAGAGAGGCGCACGATGATTGATGTACTAGTAACGTTGTTGGTGTTGCTTTTATTTCCGTTTGTGGTGTTCTTCAGTGTGAAACTGGGGACTTACGCATTTTACCGAGGAAGGGCTCTATTTGAAGAGGAGAACGAGAATGGGACGAAAGGCTAGGGAACGTCGCCGGGTTTCGGCGAAGAAGTGGAGAGAGGAGATTCGAGGGGGTTCCAATTATTTGAGGATACCTGATGAGGTCGGACTGTTTCGGCCAAAGGCCGAAACGTATCGGTTAGACTTCATGCCGTATGTTGCTGGGGATGGAAACCCAAGGGCAGAGAAGGGAGAGGAGTATTTTGAGCGAACGTTTTGGGTTCACCAGAATGTTGGAGTCAATCAGGATTGGCATCTCTGTGCGGCGAAGACTTTCAAGAGGCCCTGCCCGATTTGCGAGCACAGAGCAAAACTGATGGCTGACCCTGATGCAGATGAGGACGTTATCAAGAGTTTGGCGCCGAAGGAAAGGCAGCTTTGGTTGGTTCGGAATACGCAAGAAGATCCAGATGCTCTGTTGCTCTGGGAGGTGAGCTACCATCTGTTCGGACGATCACTTAAGGATAAGATCAACAACGCCGACGAGGAAGATGGTTACGATTATTTTGCTGATCCAACCGATGGGTACACTGTCCGCGTGGCATTCACGCAATCTGAGCGTGGCAAATGGTTGGACGTTGCTGATATTGAGTTCCGCAAGAGGGCGGTTTCATATGATGTCGAGATCGCAAAGGAGATGCCTTGCCTAGACGATATGTTGGTCGAGACTCCATATGATAAGCTCAAAAAGATCTTCCTGCAGACGGATGACACGGATGATGAGGATCATGATGACGAACCCAAGGAGACTAAACCTTCTGTATCGAGGGGAAGTAAGAAAAAGGTCGAGTCCAAAACTGGCAAGAGGAAGCAAAAGGAGCAAGAACCTCGCGCCGCTAACTTATCGGCAGGCGATATGGTCTCCTACGAGGGCGAAGAGTGTGAAGTGTTGAAGGTGTCTGGAGACGGCACCAGTTTGATTCTCGAAGCTCCGGATGGGACAATCCATAGAGCGATCGGTTTGGACGATTTGGACAGTGATTCGCCAGCAGTGTCGTCGGGTGAGCCGACTGCTTCGTCAAAGGATCAGGATGACGATGATGATTGGGATTTTGATGATACGGATGATGCATCTGGGAATGGGGATGGACCGGAAAAGAAATTCGGATCGGACGTGGACGACGTTGTCGAGGACGATGGGGATGATGAGGATGATGAGGATTGGGATTTTGGCGACGATTGATATGTGATTGTGTGTACTCCCCTTCATCATCTAAACGGATGGTGAAGGGGACTTTTATAGATTGGGCCAAGAGTGGTTCAGTGTGGGGACGAATTTTGGCAGATTCTGGCGGAGCCCAAGAGGGGGGATTCACGTCTCCCCTGAAGGGGGAGACGTCCCGGAGGAGAAACACGAAGGAGAGATGATGCCAGAGAGGCCACCTGGTGCCCGACGTTGCCGTCTCAGGGGGCGCTTCGGGGCTTTCCCCCTCTTGCCTCAAGAGCCTTGTAACGAAGCCTGATTGAGACCCCGAGAGAGGGGTGTCCTTTGGTTCCCCTTCGGAGGGTGAAGGTGGATGACACAGAGAAGATAAAGCAAATGTTGAGAATGATTGGAACGCAGCAGGGATCTCATCAACTTTTGCATAGTGGATCAACGTTAGTCGATTTGGCTTGTACAGGGACAATAGAGGGAGCATTTTTGGCCGGGCATTATTACTTCGTTGTAGGTGATAGCAATTCTGGCAAAACCTGGTTGGGATTGTCGTGCTTTGCTGAGGCAGCGACTGATCCACAGTGGGATAATTATCGTCTAGTGTACGACCCGGTAGAAGGTGGAGCGCTGATGGATCTGGAGCGATTCTTCGGTAGGAAGGCAGCAGAACGGATCGAAGTCGTTGATCCGCCGTCAGAGACGGTTGAAGAGTTTTATTATAATTTGGATGATCAATTGAGTGGGGATCGTCCTGTTATCAGTGTGCTCGACAGTCAAGATGCCTTGAGTAGCGTTGCCGAACAAGAGAAGTTTGAAAAAACCAAGAAGGCATATCGAAGTGGAAAGAGCACATCGGGCAGCTTCGGGGATAACAAGGCAAAGGTGCATTCGGCGAATTTGCGGAAGTTCATGGGACCGTTGCGAGACACGGGATCAATTTTGCTTATCTTGAATCAGACACGTGATAGTTTTGACTTGTTCACGCCGAAGACATATTCGGGTGGGAGGGCGCTGAAGTTCTATGCTACGATCCAACTTTGGAATAAGGTGAAGAAGAATTTGATCAAGAGCGTTCGTGGTAAGAAAAGACAGCTTGGCGTTCTCGTTGAATTAAGGGCGAAGAAGAGTCGGGCGACAGGGCGTGACCGGGTCGTCGAAATACCTATCTATCATAGTTATGGTATTGATGATGTCGGTTCGTGCGTAGATTATCTTGTTAGCGAAGGAGTGTGGTCAAAGGGGAGTACAGGCTATATCCAAGCAACGGGGATTGGCCCAACGTTTAAGGGTTATCGGGATAAGATAATCGACATCATTGAACAGGAAGACAAGATAGATGATCTTCGATTACTTGTTGAACGGACCTGGCGAGAAATTGAAAAGGAGTGTGAGATACGTAGGAGACCACGGTATGAGTGATACTTGGTTATGAATGATACTTGGTTGATCCTCGATTGTCCCTTCCTCGCTCACCGTGCTCAGATGTCTATGGGTGAGTTGCACTATGAAGGAGAGGAGACGACAATCGTTTTTGGTCTGATGCGTGATCTCGTTAACTGGAAGGAGGTTTTCCGGACGAGGAGGGTGGTGTTCTGTTTTGACCGAGGGCGAAACAAGCGATTGGAATTGTATCCTGAATACAAAGCTAATCGTTTGGATGGGTCGGAAGAGGAAAGAGAGCGTAGGATATCCCTCAAAAGGCAAATCACTCGATTGATGGAAACCGACTTATTCCGTCTTGGGTATCGCAATGTGTTGTGGGAGGAAGGTTACGAGGCTGATGATATTATTGCATCCGTTGTGCTATCAAGTATTCCCGAGGGGGATGAGGTAGTGATTGTTAGTAGCGATTCCGACTTGTACCAATTGATCTCTTCCACAGTGTCGATATTTGATCCCAGAACGAACAAGAGACGAACATTGCAATGGTTCTTCGGCAAGTATGGGATTGAACCAAGTCAGTGGGCGGACGTTAAGGCGTTGGCTGGTTGCATAGGAGATAATATCATAGGGGTGAAGACTGTAGGAGAGAAGTCGGCTATTGCGTTTCTGCAGGGGAGAATGCCTTCAACGGCAAAACGTTATCAAGCTATTGTTAGTAATAGCGATCTCTGGCGACGGAACATGAGGCTTGTTCAGTTGCCTTTCGAAGGATGTCCAGTCTTCAATTTGAGGAAGGATCAGGTGTCCAAAGAGCGTTGGCATCGGTTCTGCGAAGATTTTGGGATAAAGAGCTTAAAGGGCATATATCCAGGGGGATAAAATGAATATACTTGCTCTTGATCTAGCAACGAAGACAGGTTGGGCTCATAGCTCAGGGGAAAGCGGTGTTCAAGATTTTACTCCTCGTCGTGGTGATTCTCCAGGTATGAGGTATTTGAATCTTGGAGCATGGTTGTCTCGTTTATATGAGATGGCTCCATTCGATCTGATAGCGTATGAACAACCTCATTATCGAGGAGGACACTCGACCGAGGTTTTGGTTGGGATGATTACAAAAGTGCAAGAATGGGCTGCAGAACGAGGAATTGAGACGACGAGTCGACACTCGGGCGAGATAAAGAAGCATGCATTGGGGAAAGGTCGTGGGACGAAGTTAGCAATGCGTTTGAAGGCGGAGGTGAGATGGGGAAAAGTAATTGATAGTGATGATGAGTCAGATGCATTGTGGTTGTTGGATTTAGTTCAGATGGATATCGGGGTTGGATCTAGAGCAGGAGCAGCAGTTAAAGAACACCGTCGTCCAATATACGATCCGATGGAAGAATGATAGAACGAATTCGCTTATGTAATTTTCAGAAGCATGAGGACACGAGGATCACATTCGATCCTCATGTGACGACATTCGTTGGTCCTAACGATATTGGCAAGTCTTCTATATTGAGAGCAATCCGTTGGGTGATGACGAACAAGCCTTCGGGGGTCGCTTTTATTCGTGATGGGCAGAATCAATGCAAGGTATTGATGCGAGTTGATGGTAAATCAGTTGTTAGGGCAAAGGGAAGGAAGGGTAGCTACATCGCGACGAAAGGGATGGGTGGTACGTCTTCTGATAGGAGAACATACAAAGCATTCGGATCGGACCTACCGGAACCCATCATCCGTTTTTTCAATGTTGGTAATGTGAACTTTCAAAGGCAACATGAACAACCATTCTGGTTTTGTCTAACGGCGGGTCAGGTAAGTCGGGAACTAAACGCGGTTGTGAATCTCGATGAGATTGACAGGTCGTTGGCGGAACTGTCGAGGCGAGTAAAGAAAGCAAGGAGCGAAGTGGGTTTTTGTGAGGAACGGGTGGTCGACATTGAAAAGGAGCGGGAAGCCCTGTTATGGGTACCCAAGATGAGTGAAGAATGGTTGGCTTTGTGCGCCTTGAAGAACAAAGCGAAGACCGTCGCTTCCAGAGTGAAGCAGATGCAGAAGATGTTGGAAGCCACCGAAAAACTGCGAAAAGAGGTTGATATTGAAGTGCCTGATATCTCCAAGTTGGAGCGGTTACGATCTGAATGTTTTGCATTGACCAGAAAGAAAGAGGATTGGGTGTCGATATTAGAGAAAGTAGAGGAAGATCGGACAAGGGCAATCCAGTTGGCGAAGGAGTTGGACAGGATGGAAAACGATCTGGTGAATAAGATGGGTGGGGTGTGTCCACTATGTGGTGGGCCAATGAAGAAAACCAATGCCTCATAAGATTGCTGTATTGTGTGCAGATTTGCATTTGAGCGACAAACCCCCGATAGCACGAAGTGGGGAACCAGATTGGTATGAGGCAATGAGTCGTCCGTTGAGAGAATTGAGAGATATACAAAGTGATGTAGAGAAACAGCCAGTGATCTGTGGTGGGGATGTATTTGATCGATGGAAGTCACCTCCAAAGCTCATCACATTTGCTATGCAGCAATTACCTGATAACTTTGAATCGGTAATGGGACAACATGACTTGCCATATCATAGTTGGGGTGAGCGGACATCTTCTGCGTTTTGGACATTGGTTGAGGGCAATGCACTTGATTGTTTGGATGGGTGGAGGTCGGATGGGAAACTAGCACGTCGAGGGTTCCAATGGGGAGAGAAATTGGAGCCTTGCGAACGAGGATTAAAAGAAGATGAGTCTGTGTCTTTATCTGTTGCACACGCATTCTGTTGGTGGAAAGATCGAGGACCAGAATCTTTATCGTCGGTCGATTTCGGAGTGAATCATCGGATGAGACAACTGGAGAAGTTTGACGTAATGTTGTTCGGCGACAACCACAGGGGGTTTCTGGTGGAGCTTGGGAAGAGCGCAAGAAGGCGTGGCAAGCGAACTGTGTTCAATGCCGGTACGTTCATGCGTCGGACTGTTGATGAAAAGGATTATGCGCCAATGGTTGGTGTACTGTTTGATGACGGGACGGTGAAGAGGCACTATCTAGATACCTCGTCCGATATCTTGGACGCGTCAGAACCGGTTGCCGAAGCGGAAGAAACTATGGTGAACTTCGCTCCATTTCTAGAGGAGTTGTCATCACTGAGTGATGGCCCTATTGACTTTCGGCAAGCAGTAGAGCATGCTCTTGCAGTGGAGCAAGTGAGCAAATCCGTTCGGCGGGTGATTTTGGAATCGATGGAGCAGGCTTGTGGAGATTGAGCAATACACACGATTGAAAAAGAGTGTTGACGACCTTCGTCGACGTAGAGATAAAGCCGAAGGAGCATTTGAACAATCTCTCCAACGGCTAAAAGAAACGATTGGGGTCGAATCAGAGGACGAAGCCCGTCGGAAATTGGAGGAGTTGGTGGAGAAGGCTGGACGGATTGAAAGACAGTACAAACTGGCATTACGACGGTTTTTGGAGAAGTGGGGTGAGAAGTTGGGGATAGGCGTTGATTAGAGGGAAGCAATGGATTTGGAACGATTAGAGCAAGAAGTTATGCGGATGAGGACCGAATACGAGAGAGTATTAAAAAGTCAGGCTATTGAGGAAGAGAGGTTAGTGAAGGCTAGACAGAATAGGGCAGATGCGGAGCAGGCACAGAAAATTGTTCAGGAAGTCGCCTCTGCCGTTCAGCGATCCGCTCATCAAAAAGTAGCTAGTGTCGTCACGAGGTGTCTACAAGCTGTGTTTGACGATCCATACGAGTTTGAGATCAATTTTGAAAGAAAAAGAGGTAAGACAGAAGCCACGATGCTTCTTGCCCGTCGCGGAATGAAAATCCGTCCGATGGAAGCTGTTGGTGGAAGTGTGATTGACATTGCTGCATTTGCTCTGCGGTTGGCAAATCTCGTTCTAGCGAAGCCTCCTAAGCGTCGGGTACTGATCCTTGATGAGCCGTTTCGATTTGTCAGTCCGAAGTTGCGTCCAAGAGTGAGAAAGTTGTTGGAGACACTAGCGGAGGAGATGGGCATCCAGTTCATTCTTGTTACTCATGATTCCGCTCTAGCAGCGGGAAAGGTGATAGAACTAAAATGACAGTTCCAAGAGATGTAAGAAAGAAGATCGCAGCGAGCTATAGGAAAGGCGAGAAAATCGCATTGATTGCCAAGAGATTCGGTGTTTCAGATTGCACGGTGAGTGCGATTGCAAAGGAAGCCGGATGTCCTCCAAGATATGGTTATGTCTCATTTGATAAAGTGCCTGATCCAACGCCAGAAGAGATCGAAAAGAGAGCGGCCGAAATCAGAGCTACGTGGTCGGACGAAACGTATTATCAGAGGGCAGCGGTAAACATGGGAGTTGTGCCGTACAAGCTGCCTGTGTTTTCTAGAATTGAAGTGTTTTCTAGAGTTGAAAGGCGTTGCGGAGTGAGGTTTGTGCGGAAGGAGTAATTGGAGAGGAAGAAGAGACGCGATGTTGACCTAACCTTCGTTAAGCCAAGACGTTAGGAGAAGTAGAGGAGGGTTGAACACCCTAACAAAGATGGAGAGCTTTTCTCCGAGACAGGGAAGAGACTTGGAAAACAGGTGCGAAAAAACAAGATGACTAATCATATCCGAATTCGGAAACATAACACAGACCGCCAACAAAGACTAGCTAAGTTGAGAAAGGATTGGTTGGACGGCGGGTGGAATAGTCAGCATGAGTTGGCAGTACGGTACGGAGTATCGGATTGTCAAATTTGTAGAGACTTGAAGATCATACGAGAGGTTTGCAGGGCCGAGTTTGAGGAGGAGAGCAAAACCGATTTTGATAGAAGGATTAAGCAATTGGAATCGGTAGCGGGAAGGGCAGCTCAGGGATATGAGAGAAGCAGAAAAGACCATGAAGAAGTTACCGTTCGGTACGAAAAAAAGCCTTGTACGGAGTGTGCTAACGATAAGGACAAAAAGTCGACTTGTAGGAAGTGTGAAGGGCGAGGCTTCACATACGAAGAGCATATCACCAAGAGGGTGGTTGGCCAGGCGGGGGATCCGAGGTTCCTGAGCATAATCACAAAGTGCATTACCGAGATTTGCCGTTTGCGGGGCCACTATCCTGACAAGCGCCAGGGATTAGGGAGCAAACTACAATACAAGGATGAGCCTGTACTGACATCATTTGCCAATGCCGATCCCGAGCTAATTGTGCGACATCGGTTGTTGTTATTCGAGATTGAACAATCGAAGAATGGACATCGATCTCCTGATGTACTAGAAGCCGAGTTTGAACGGGAAGAGCAAGGAGATAGTAAAGAGAATGAGTCGCAGGGGAGCGGAGTGAATAAGAAGCAAACCGAGTAAAGGGTAGACTTGGTATACCTGGAGGTGATGTATGGCGACCAATTGCAACCGGAGTCTCGGACGGCGCGGTGTCGATTGGGTGTATGTAAAGAGGGAACCTCTGCAGGCAGGAGACGAATGGTTATTCCGGTCGGGGGCCGGTGCGGAGATTTGGTATCCAATCGATGAGCGTTTTATTGGTTTTGCTAGTTCAGACATCTATCCTGGTTGTCGGATACGGAGAAGGAAAAGTAAGGATCAGACAGGAAAAGATTAACTACACACGCAAGACAATAACAAGCAAGGAGAGCCAGTGTAAAATGGTCTAGCAATGGTTTTGGGTGAAGACCTTCCTGCTTTCCCATATGAGGAAGCAGCGAAGGATGACTTCTTAACTTTCGCTCGATGCGTTGTTATCCCATCTGCTTCGGGAGAGCAGGTGATGGAAGCAGCGATGCTCTCGTATGAGCGAAAGGGTATCGAACCCTTCCAACGTCGGTTTTTTCAAGACGTGGCCCCATCTCTTCAGGCTATCCGAATCGGAGCTATGCCCCCTTGCCGCCGATTCTGGATGGAAAGAACAAAGAAGGCTAGCAAGGACAACGATCTGGCTATTTGTGTCCTTTGGCTGATGGCCTACCCGCGAAGACCTCTCTTTTGTCAGATCGTTGCTGCTGATCGGGAACAGGCGGGAATTCTCAAACGGCGTGCCGAAGATATTTTGTTCTACAATGAATGGTTGCGTCCATTTGTGCAGATTCGTCGGAATCGGATTATTAGTGAGAATGGTCTGGCCCAAACGGTTATCGAAGCATCAGACAAAGCATCGGCTCATGGTGAGACACCGGCTCTGTTAATACTCAATGAACTTGTCCATGTTGCCAAGTGGGATGTGATGCAGGTTCACTATAACAACGCGTCTGGTGTGCCTCGTGGTGTTGTAATCATTTCGACGAATGCAGGATACAAAGGAACGAAGGCTGAGGTTTGGAAGAAAAATGCAGAGACGAAAAAAGAGCGTTGGCATATTCACGTTTGGGATAAGAAGGCGCCTTGGTTGAGCGACGAGGACGTAGCTGACGCACAGGCAATGAACACGAAGTCGGAGTACGTGCGCCTTTTCAAGGGAAGATGGGTAAGCGGGAAAGGAGATGCGGTTGACGAAGATTCTATCGAACGTATCTTCCGACCGGAACTGGAGCCTTTAGTTGGGCCGGAGAAGGGTTGGGTTTACATAGGCGGTTTGGACTTAGGTGTCAGTCATGATCATGCTGGATTGGTCATTCTTGGTGTCAATCGAGATGAGAAACGATTGCGTGTGGCGATGCTGAGAGACTGGAAACCGTCGATTCCTAATGACAAAGGCGTTTTGGAGGTAGACATTGCAAGGGTGAAGGAGGCGACAGTCCAAGCGTCAAAAGCGTTTTCGGTGCTTTGGTTTGGGTATGATCCGGCAGCAGGAGGGAGCTTTTTTGCTCAGGAGTTGAGACAATCAGGTGTTTTAATGAAGGAGGTGAGGTTTACTGGAGTTTCATTGAATGATATGGCGACGGCATTCATGCAGGTGATAGAATCGGGTCGTTTGCAATGTTTCGAGAGTGAAGAGTTGCGGCGTGATTTGGGGAAATTTCATATCGTAGCTCGTGTGCCGCAAGGATATCAGCTTAAGGCAATGACTGATGAGTATGGACATGCTGACGTGGGGACGGCTTTGGTGATTTGTTTACCAATGGCAATGAAATTGCTTGGGGGTTCGTTGCTTATGGTGCCTGATTTGATTGCCGACGATGGCAAAGAACTGACCAAAGAGGAGGAAGAATCGATGGACCCGTTGCTGAGGGATATTGTTGATGATATTGATAAGCTGAAGGAAGACAGTTTATTTCGAGGGCGCCTGACGGAGGGGTCTTGCAGTTGGGAAAGACCCCCTATGGTTTTTTGAAATTTGACTTGGAGTATTTTTCGACACCCCTTATAATAGGAGGGTGTAAGGATGGGTAGGATGCGGAAGACTCCGACCGAGCAAATGATAGATGCCGTTTGTGCAATCCACGAAGATGAATGTCCAACCCTGCCTGCAACATTTCTGCGAGGTCTTCGTGGAGCGTTAGATGCTGGTCTCAGTGCTGAGCAGATTACGGCGTTGCTTGTGTTGTTTACTGGTATCTATGAGGCGTCTAAGAAAGTTCCACAGGATGAGTTAATACATCGAGCGTGTCTTCTGGCCAATGTTATGAAAGGAGACATTGTCGATCTATCTGAGCAACGAAGCCAAGCAGAGGCGAATCGAGAGTACCGACGGCAACGCGAGGAACAGATTCGTCAGGAGAAAATTGCGAGGCTGAGAGCAAAGATCGAGGCAGAAGAAAATGGGTTAGAGGATTGGGAAAACGGCGGTTCGGAAGACTAAAAGGCCAAGGTTCACATCTCACCACTTTAAGTGCAAGAGGAGAAAGATATGGAAAAGCTGAAAGCGTTAGAACTGACCAAGTTGAGCGGGGTGTTGTACGATCAGATCAAAGAGGCTGTTGACAAGGTCCGCCTCAAAATTGCCGAGGCTTATGCGGACGGCACGATCACTTTTGCGGAGGTCTTCAATGTCGTCGGTATGATCGTCGGTGAACTGATTGGTGTGTTTCAGACGTTCCAAGGTATGAGCAATGCCGAGAAGAAGGAGGCAATCGTCGAGCTTGTCGACGAGGTATACAAGAAGGACGTTGCTCCCCTCGACATTACGTTCGTTCCCGATAGTATCGAGGAGATGTACATCGATCCGCTCATCGGACAGCTAGTACACACCGCTGCTGTTGCTTTGGTTGACTTCTTGTCCCCTAAATAAGAGGAAAGTTATGCGGAAGGAGACAGATTGGGTTATGATTTCAGTGGGTCTCCCTTTGCCTGCTGAGATCTTTCATAAAGCGAATTGGAGAGTAACGTCAATGAACCAGCGACAAAAACGAAAAGTGGCTCGGAGGGTATTCAATGAAGCGGCAAAGGATTTTGAGTTGACGCGTCGGGAGTTTGTCAAGCTGTTGAAGGAGAAGGACGACGATGCTTGGGCAGCGGTTGCTCTGGTTGGCAGTGGAGAGATATCACCAGAGTTTCCCTGGAATGAGCTGATCAACATGATTTGGGCGATTGTGGAGTTTCTGGTGGTATGGCTCTTAGGTGATGACGGCGTCAAATGCCGAGAGATACCAAACGAGCAAAACCAAGAGGAGGAAAGAGAATGAGCAAGTTAGGAAACGATATTGTTGATTTCTGGGAGTGGCTCAAGCAACAGCCCCCGTGGCTAATTATGGGAGCCATCTTTCTGATCATCGTCCTCGGATCACAGATTGGTGGTTGCTGTCACTATCGAGACCCATTGTGGTGGTTGCCTGGGTGAGGAGAGGACGGTGTATTCTCTCATTGTGCTGTCAGTATTGTTCGTCGTATGGTTGGTAGCATCAATTACTTTGGGAGTAATGTTGTGGGCCTGCCAACCTGATCAAGGCGATGATCTCTCACTACCGAAGGTGAGAGATCATCGCTTGCTTTTGTGACCTTTCCTGTTGTGGGTCAAGCTGTTGCAAAGGGAGATAAAGGATGTTTTTGTTAAAGGCAATGCTTGTCGTACCCTTTATTCTCGCTCAGTCTCCTGAGTTGAAGATAGTGCCTCACCCAGGCAGCGAGAATCCCGTTCACCCATATCAGAACGTGAGGCTTGAAATCATTGGAGCCTCCTTGGATGATTTGCGGGTCAATAGTGCGGTGCTGAGTCCTCCTAGACGTGGGGTGTCTATCAATGAGGTCGCGACTTGGGAAGGTGAACCGTATTTGCTGTTCGAAGCTCAGACCAATGGTAGTTATTGGTTGGCGTTGGTGACGATTATTAACGATAAGCTGTGTGTAGCCGACTATACGGTAGAGGTTGGTGAGGGACCGGAACCTGAACCCGACCCCGACCCCGAGCCGGAACCCGACCCCGATCCTACTCCGCCGAAACCTGTGAGCTTCAGTGTGGTAGTAGGGGAGACCGCGATATGGACGAACCGTCACGCAGCAATTCTCACGTCGCAAGTGCTGCGGCAGATGTTCGACGAAACACGGTTTCGCGTTTTCGACAAGGATATTGAAACAACGCCGGAAGGACGGGCGTGGATAGGTAGAGTGCCGAAAGATGCTACTCTTCCATATTGGTTCCTTGCCGATGTCGAAGGGAGAATTCTGTATGAAGGGCCATTGGCTTCGTCGGTGTCTGAAGCAGTGTCAATAGTGAAGAAGTATCAGAGAACCAGGGAGTAGAGCAAATGGGAAATTGGGATATACCCCCTGACTTCAAACCAGGGTGTTTGCCGCGAGAGAGCGAATATGGCAAGCTCGCAGGTTGCCCTCCATTTAGCGAGGCAATCAAAGTAATTCCCAGGCGAGATTGGCCGGATCTATTGTCTGATCATGATGGCTTGCGCCAATTTGTGCCTGAGCCGCACGGTATCTACGATCAAGACGGTGTGGGTTCTTGCGCTGCAGAATCATCCAACCAAGCTGTTTCAATTGTTCGTGTGTTTAGTGGTCAGTCATGGGTCGAATTCAACCCTTGGTTTACGTACCATACGACTTCCGGAGGAGTGGATCGGGGTTCCACGATCGATGGCAATCTTGCTTTTTTGAGAAGCAAAGGTGCGTGCCCTGAATCTGTCTGGCCAAGGTCGAAAGGTTGGAGGCAACAGCCAAGCGACGAGGCTTATGAAGCAGCTCAAAACTTTCGTATTCTGGAGTTCTTCGACCTCAACACCATTGAAGAAGCTGGGACTGCTCTTTTGCTGGGCTTTCCGGTTGTCTATGGTTCAGACGGACACGCCAAATGCTATGTGAAGATGTTGAGCCCCGACGTTGGTTTGTATGTTAACAGTTGGTCACCGAATTGGGGAGACGGTGGGTTTGGTATGGAACCGTTTCATAATGTTAATTGGGGATATGGGGCGTTTGCCATACGGAGCGTTGTTGACATCGAGCCTATACAACCGCCAGAGAGACTGGAAGCAGCTTTGTGTTGAGAAAACGGAAGAGGTGAAAATATGGATGTATTGTTGTCTATTGCAATGTTAGGGGTGTTCAGTCAATGCGGGAATTCATCGTGTGCTATGTGCTATGGTAGTTATTGGCTTCATTCGACCCCGGCCGAGCGATCCTATTACTACCACGTCCCTTCTGCATTGGTTACAGATGATGCCACAACTCACTACCAAGCATCCGATAAGCACCCCTGGTCGTTTGCGAAGGCTGAGGCAAAAAGGAAGAAGGAGAACTGTCCGCTGTTGATTATGGTATCGGCAGCGTGGTGTAAGGAGTGCCAAAGAGTGAAGAGGGAGATCTTACCAAAAGCTCAAGCTAATGGTACGTTCGACGATGTGGCATTTGCTGTGATTGATTATGATTTGGAAGGTCGTTTGAGAAGGCAGGTCATGAAGGGGCAGGAGGACAAAGCATTGCCTAGATGGGTGAGATACGAGTATTTCCAAGGAAGGCTGTTTAGGTGGTCGACTACGTTTGCACCGAAGACTTTAGAAGGACTCGACAGGTTCGTGAACCGATCAATTGAGCCGGAGGTTCAAATACGGATGATGATCCAAATTGACAAGGAGAAGAGTATTCCAAAACCGAAAGGGTGAGAAAATGAACGTAAGTAATGTGACTAAAGCAGTGGCAGATGCAACTGCTCCAATCAAGGAAGCTATTGCCAAGTCTGTCCAAGAGACCGAAGGTGATGTAAAGGTAATCGTTCCCGTGGTTGTTGTGATTGTTGGGAATCGTATTATCGTTGATCGGGAATGGGATTGGGAGAAGGAGTCTGAAACATAGCAGATCACTGTCCGGGGGGAGGTTACTTCGGGAGAGATGATCGATGACCGCTTTTTCTGAAGAAAGAAGCGGCGCTAACGGTATGCTTTCAGTTAAGGTGCCGCTGGACGAATTCATACGAGAGATGGCTCGTGAATGTACTCGCGTTTTTATTGAAGAGCACATAAAGACGTGCGTTGTCCATGAAGTGAAACAAGATGTTGAACGGAACAAGGATGAGATAAGCAACATCAAGCTGCGGTTCGCGTGGCTCGTTGGAGCGATGATAGGGAGTGGCTTGTTGGGGGGAGGTGTGGCGAGTGCATTGGCATCAATTCTAGGTGGCAGGTAGGTGTTTTGGGCCTATAACGGAATTGGCAATCGTCACGTATTAGATTGGGAAGGTGGTAGACAATGATCAGGATTATAATCGCGACCAGGTCAAGCGGTTATTACTCTTGGATATTGAGGCCGGTATCTCCAAAGGCTAATTGGTTGGAGGTGGCAAGTACCCGCGTCTATCGTAAAGCGTGCACAGCGGAGAACGCCGCTTTCCGGTTTGTTGATCGTCACAATTTCAAGGTCAAAGAGGTTATTCGACTCTGATTGACGTGGACACGAATCGTGATCATGACTAAGGAGGACAGGGGCAGTTTAGTTATTTGTGATTGCAATGGAAGTGCCAAAGCAGCTTCGGTTATTGCGGAGATGACGAGGTTGGGAGAAAGGCGTTATGGCGTTCGTGTTAGCTGATCGCGTTCAAGAGACTTCAGCAACAACGGGAACAGGCACGTTTTCGTTGGCGGGGGCTGTGGTAGGCTATCAAGGATTCGTGGCAGGAATCGGTAGCGGGAATAGTACGTTTTACGTCATCCAGAATTTGGTTCACAGCGAATGGGAAGTGGGTATTGGGACCGTAACTGATGCTGCTACAGATACCCTGTCTCGCGATGCGGTTTTAGCTTCTTCTAATGCTGGGGCAAAAGTCGACTTCTCGGCAGGGACAAAGCAAGTCTTCATTCCCGATCCTCCCGCATTGAGAGCCGTTTATCGCTCGGCTGCTGCCTGGGTTAATTCGAGGGCTGTGATTACGGATGCAGTAGGAGCTTTGGCTACATCTGTTGTGACAACAACTGAATTGGGTTATTTGTCGGGAGCGACGTCCAATATCCAAAACCAGATCGATAACATCAGTTTAGATGCTATCTCCAACTTCGCTCAGGATCGCATTGCCGGTCGAGTGTCCGCAGGCAGCGGTGATAGCGAGGAGTTAACCCCCGCCCAGGTGATGGCGTTGCTTAGCAGCGAGGCTACAGCGGCATTTGATTTTAACGGGCAAAATGTGTCGGCAGGCGACTTCTACGTTCCTGATGGAGGCTTCGTAGGCGTGAGCGGTGCGGATGGATGGACGTTCGACAGTTCCAATGGAGACATCGGTACGACGAGTAATGTCGGAATCGGGACGACGGAGCCGAGCGAGAGGTTACATGTCTCAGACGGGGTGGCCGTATATGACCCCGACAGAAGTATAACTGATTTGCACCATTTGGTTGACAAAAAGTATGTAGACGAGGCGGTGACTGCGCTAGGGGCAAGGTACTACATGCTTGACACCGATTCCGGTGAAGAGGATTACAAAGACTGTTCGATTACTCCGTCGGCTGGTGGGGAACAAAGCGTTAGCAAAGCGGGCTTGTCGGATGACGATTATGTGCAGGGTTGGATTGCTCCAAATGTCAATGAGCCAGACAAGTTAATAATTGGGGTATACAACTGGCGGGTCTACGCCGAGAAGACTGCCGGTACGAAAACGCTGAGGCTGTATTGGCGATTGGTTGAGCGGAAAAACGATGATTCAGAGGTTGTTATTGGAACCTCGGTTGTCAGCAATGAGATAGTGTCTGGCAAAAACTCATACATCATTCCGCTGACTTTGTCAGCGGACTACGACATAGCAAGCGATAGCTATGTTGTTGGAAAGATGTATGCTAACGTGTCCGGTTCGGGTAATGACCCGAGCGTTACTTTGTACTATGAAGGTGATTCTGATTCTCATTGGGAAATTCCTGTCAACTTGGAAATACTTGACGATATTTATATTCGCCAAGGCAGCGATGCAACGCTCGGTGATATTGTTACCCTTCACAATACCACTCACGAAGACGCGGATGATGGGCGCAAAAGCGAGATACGGTTCAAAGGTGAGCAAAGCGGTGGTGAGATATCAACGTTAGCTAAGGTAGTAGTTGCGCACGATGGAGCGGCTGACGATGAGAAGGGCAAAATCACGTTGCTTGTCAATGATGGCAACGATGGAGATAGCCCGAGCAAGGAATGGGAATTCAACAGTGCTGGTAAGTTTATTGCTTCTGGTATAATACAAGGCAATCAGTTAAGTGTTCAAGGGAGTTCAATTTTTGTTATTCAGCAGGAGTCTAAGTGGATATCCTTCTATCATCCAGCTTTCAACAATACCAAAGGGTTTATTTTCCGCAGCTACACTCCCGATCGGTCAAGGATAACGATGGGACCAGGAGCATATAGCCAGCTTGGTCTTACAGCCAATCTTGATCAAAATGATGTGTTGATTGAAAGAGATGTCGATGGTGGTGGGTCTTATTCTGAGGCGGGATCTTTGCTCAAGTTGTACAGGGATGTAACCAATGTCACAAGTGAGGCAGGACACTTCCTCGAATGTGAAGACGAAGCTAACGGGGTGGAGTTGTGTGTTGACCGTCTCGGGAACCTCATCCTTGGAGGCACGTCAGTAGGAGCAAACGGAGACACAATCATTACGCTCAACAACGGGACGGCGCCGGGAGCGTTGGCTAACACGGCGAGCTTCGTAGCCCTTGCAGGAGAGATGTGGGGGTACGACAGCGGAGGAGCAGGTAGTCTCCTGACCTGTCACGCCACAGATGCTCCTAGTTATTTGTATGTAGGCCCCGGCCCCGGTTTGGAGTGGATGGACAAACGCATGGTCCCATACGGCGAAGGAAGGGTGGTGTTTACCAACGCTAAAGGGGAGTTCTCGGTTGAGACCTATGCCCAGTACAACAAAAGGAGGAGGGCTGAGAACCCAAACCATGTTGATTTAAGGACAGTGGATTGGGATGAGGAGCAAGAATCGATTCGGTTGAAGACTATCGAAGCTCAACAGAATTGGGACAAAGTGCAGGAAGCGCAGGAGCGCCTTCACAAAGAGGTACAGGAACATTGGGATATTGAAGACAGGAAGAAGAGGGAAGAGCACAGGCGGAAGTGGTTGAAGTGGGTTCAGTTTCATGAGCGTCGGAGGGACGAAAGGAAGCGGGAGCAGGAAGAGGCAAGGCGGCGTAATGAAGAGGGAGAGAAGAGGGCGACCCAAAGGAGGTTGGAGTGGTTGAAGGAAGTGGATAAGTGGAGGGAAAGCGTGCAGAGGTGGAAGCGGTTGCCTTGGTGTTTGAGGGGGGATTTGCCTCTGTTCACAGAGAGGAAGCCTGCGGAATACACTCCTGTTGAGATCCCCCAAGATTATGTCATGCCGGATACGACTTTACCTGATTATGAGAATGACGAGGAACGTCCACCTGACTATGTTCGACCGAATACTCGTCCTCCTGACTACGTGAAACAAGAGAAGCCTGTTTGGTTGAGGAACATGAAATAAGAGAGGGATAGTATGGCAATTCTGCAACCCGAACGAGACATTCCGTTGGAATTGATCACCGATCCGCCGATCGAAGGGACGGTCAAAAAGGATTTATTGACGCGGACCTTCCGGTTAGAGTTTCCTCATCCTTCTGAGAAGAATCACGTCATTGTAATTCAATCGCACGTAGGAGGAGCCAACAAAAGGCCCGTGAAGCAGGTAGCGATTCACTTCACTGGGGAAAGGCAGCCAGGAAAGCCGGAAGAAGATGTGAAAGACCCTGTGACAGGCGAGGTAGTAGTTTCCGCTAACAGTATTCAAACTCCCCTTCCGAGCGTTGCCGATCTGCACAAGATGCGTCTTCCAAAACCGGTGAAGGTGGAGACCTACGGAGATCTATTCAATGTGACAAGACGGGCTATTTATTTGCTCCTTCCCAAGATTCGTCCCCATTTGAAGGGAGGGCAAGAAGTATGATTAGTGGCTCTCCGATGTGCTCTTTGCCAATGAGTTCATTATCTCGTCGCTCGCGACATCCTGCTTCGAAGACGGTGACAGTTAGCGGTCCGGCTTTTACAACGATCACTGCCAGAGGGCCAGCATCGAAAACGGTAACTGTTTCCGGTCCTGCTAGTGCAACAGTTTCGAGGGCGACATGAGTCTGATTGTCTTAGAACAAGGTCTCGGTAAGACGATCAACATCGTGATAGTTGATGCTGATGGTGCGATTATTACTCCTGGCGCATCGGACTTGGTAAGGATAAGGATAGGTCGAACAGGTCAAGATGATGTATTTACACTGACAAGCGGTTCTCCGACAGCGGCAGGAAGTCAGATCACTCCAGGGGGGACGAACGTTGTCCGCTTTGACGCTGAGGATTTGGCGAATATTGATCCAGGCGTTTATACAATGTGGGTGGAGTATTACGACGCTGCCGATGCATTGGAGTGGAAACTTGTGGAAGCGCAGGTTGTTCATATCAAAGCGATAGGATGACTCTATGGGAACCATAGCTGATTTGTCGGAAGTGCTTTTGGAACTCGGATTGTCTGCTTCATGTTCTGATGAGGAAAGGGCGATATCCGATGTTGCGTTGAGGCGGGCTGAAGGTGCCGTCAAGCGGTTTCTCGGTTATGACCCAGTGTTGAAGAGCAGGACGGAATACTACCCTCGACGAGATTATAATTATGGTAATGCTGTGCATGTATGGGAGGCAACCTCGTCGGAGGCGTATGTTCGTCGGTTGGCCGAAGGCAGTACGAATGAGTTACAGGTTCAGCATATACCAATTCGGGAAGTACCTGCGATTGAATTGCGAATCGATTACGATGGGAGAGGGGGAGCCAACCCAACAGCCTTCAGCGACGCTAATACATTGAAAGTGGAGGGAACAGACTTTTGGCCCAGTTACGACAAGCACGATAGTAACGGGAATGGTGTGTGTTCTGATGGGATCATTCGTAGTGTTGGGTTATGGCCCACAACTTTTGGTTCAGTTCGGATAATATACACGGCAGGGTATTCCAATGCCGAACTACACGGGGAAGATAGTATCATTGATGCAAGCCCAATTCTTGAGGCTGTGGTTGAGGAGGCCAAGCGTCGGGCTGAGCAGATATTCGTGAGGAAGAAATCGACCATCGGTTTCGTTGCTGGGTTGAAGAGTACAGAGAGGCTTGGTGATTATAGTTATTCGATAGACACAGCATTAGCATCCAAATTGTATGGAAACGTGAAAGACCTGACTGACCAATCGAAGATGATGCTTGAGGAATTTGTCAATAGGGGATGGGCATTTTCATGAGCCTTCTCGATAACTTGCCGGATCTGTGTACGATCAGCCGTCGCGTGCGAGAGAAGGATGCACTTGGGGGGAGCAAAGATACATCCACTATTGAGCAGACAAATGTTGCTTGTTGGGAGCAACAGGCTTCTGCCTCTGAGTCGGCTGAATACCAGAAAAGGGGGATGTTGTTGCGGAGTAAAATATACTTTGCATTGAATCCACAAGTAACGAGGAGGCATCAAATAACCGTAACAAGTCGCGATGGGACAGTGTTGTCAACGACTACAACATGGAACGTTCTGGATTCGCCATCTCCAGACGTGTCTGTGGGTCGAGGTTTGTTGTGGCGTGTGATGGTTGGTTTCAATTTGGGACAAGATGATTGAGTGGACTTGCACTTATTGGAAGAGGATAGGAGGACGATATGTACGTCTACCGATCGATGATTAGTATGGTGTTCGTGGTTGGTTTGTTTGTTGTTTGTTCTGTTGGGATTCCGGCTGCCGAGCCCAACCCATCACTCGATGAGACTGGGACTGCTGTTGACCCTGACGTCCAAGCCTACTTTTCGGAGAGCGATGGCCAGAGGAAAAGCGAAATCGAGATGATAGGAGAGTATTGCAGGGAAAGTTGTGGTACATGGACGAAGAAGACTAAAAAGTACATTGAAGATTTACAGTCTGCCATAGCCTATCGTCCAAATTTGGAAGCTCGGTTGAATAGTGTTGGTCATCTGCTCGAACCGATAAGGATTATCCAACGGATCGATGACGCTTCGGGTCTTGTGGAGGCTCACTTCTATAACGGCATCTGGAATCAGATCCGGGGTACGTGCGATCCGGTGGTGGTTTATCGTGTGTTGGAAGCACGCACTATACTCTTGAGAAACGTGAACTTCAAATCGCATGCGGACGGAGATGATCTTGATGCAGCCGATCTGATTTTGAAAGTTGTGGGGACGACAAAGTATTCCACGGCTTTGGGAAGCTCGAAGACAGTATATGTGGTGCAGCCTGTGTCTGACGAAATTGAAGGTGCTATTGTCAAGGAGTTGACCAAGAGGAAGGAATTGCGGAAGCAAAAGTTAGAACAGGAGCAGAAGAAGCCACCGACCAAAGCTTCCTCATATACGCTCCGAACGTGGACGGACTCAACGGGTAAGTACACAGTGGAGGCGAAGTTTCGTGGTGTGATTGCTGGTATGGTTCGGTTGGAAAAGGCAGACGGTCAGAAGATTACTCTTCCAATGGGGAAGCTCAGCAAGGAAGACCAAGAATGGATTCACGATCCTTCAAAACGTAAACCCAATGGGGACGGATAGCGTTATGAGGATAATATGTAAGTCAATGGATGCGTTCATTGCCAACTTGCAAAACGCAGAGGTTTTCCAAAAGAAGGTATGGTTGGAACGATCATATCGTTGGGTCCATGAGCATAAAAGGATGGTAAACATACAGGCGTCGGCTGTGATAATTTTTTCAAATGAAGCAGAAGCATTGTTGCAATTCGGAATGGATTGCGGTGTTGATCTCCTTGACGGGAGACCTGACGAAAAAGGTACCTTGGCAGCCGATAAAGCAAGCAAGTTGTTATCAGATTATTGCCTCGAGAATAACCTGACGATTTGTCCTGGATTTGTGGAGGTATAGAGGATTGAATCTTCATGATGCAAAGTACAAAATAAATGGTCGGTTTTGGAAGCTCCGCTTCGTTCGGTTAAGAGGGAAAAGCAGCGGATGGTGCTATGGACCGGAAGCCGAGAACCCTTGCCGAATTTTGATCCATCGCGGTCGCAAAGGCCGACGAAGCGCCAAGCGTTTGATGGGGGATTTGATTCATGAGGTATTACATGCTGCGTGTCCCCAGTTGTCTCATGATGCTGTGGAGGAGGTCGATGAGGTGCTGAGTCGGATATTGTGGGATCAGGGGTTTCGCTATCCTACCGATAGAGTGTGAGGAATAAAAATGGTGCATCCAAGCGTAAGTGATGAGGAGTTGATCAAGACATTGAGAGAGTACGAGAAGTGTGGTAATAGTGCAACAAAAGCGGCCATTCGTCTTGGGATTGACCGAACTACTGTAGGCCGTCGGTTGCGTTTGGCAAGGGAGAGGAAATTGGTGAAGGGGTCTGAGAAGAACCTTTTTAAGAGAACGAGAAGGATCAAAGCCAAACAGCAGAAGAAAACGGTCGTCTCACTAGATGACTTTCGTTCACAGTTCGATAGTTATACAAGGACAAGAGAAGCTATTCAGCGAGGTTTGGAGCAACTCGAAGAAAATTCTGTCGTTCGGGACACGGACTTCCGCCAGGAGTTCTGTGGTTTGGCTCCAGCAAACGGATGGAGACAAGTTGCCGAGGAAGAACAATTCCGTAAGTATCAATTCCTTTGCGGGGGCAAAATTTGGTGGGGTACACCCAACACAGTGAAGAAAGCGATCAATATGGTATCGAAGGCAAAGGAGTTGATATGAAGTTCATTGGGGAGCATCCTCATGGTCCAACTGTTATTAACACTTACACGGGGAAGTGGATGGATATCGCTCATCCGAAAGCAGAGTCCATTGACTTTCGCGACATTGCCCACGCTTTGTCGAACATCTGTCGGTTCGTTGGCCATACAAGTCGTTTCTACAGTGTAGCGGAGCATTCGATTCATTGCCACGATGTTGCTGTGAGTCTTGTGGGCTGCCGATGTCCGGTCACGGCTGCCGTGTTGTTGCATGATGCTGCCGAAGCCTATATGCACGATTTGTGTCGAGCTGTCAAATACCAGAAGGAGATGGTTGGTTATCGTGTCCAACTTGATGCTTTGCAAGAGTTGATCGAGCGAACAGCATCAGAGGATATTGCCAACGCAAAGATAGCCCATAGATCATTTATCAAATTCGTCGATAATGGTTTGTTGGAATTGGAAGCCTCGCGATTGTTTTCTCGAACCAAAGGGGCTAGTTGGAATTGGAACGGGCAGCTTCCTGCCAAAGTTTCATGGCTGTCTTGGTGGTGGTATAACTTGCCGGGCAATGCAGAGAGGGGGTTTTTAGCGCGGTTGCGTACATATGGAATCATTTGATGGAGAAGGTGCAATGAAGAGCGCAGAGGAACATTATTGGGAAGCCCACGAAGAGATTAAGGCTTTGCACAAGAAGAAGGGGGCTGACTATGGAACGCAAAATGATCCATTCAATAATTTGCGAGCGGCGGAAACGTTTGGGATTCCTAGCTACATTGGTGTAATGCTTCGGATGGAAGACAAGATGAGTCGTTTGAGGGCATTCGTTCGTAATGGAAGTTTGAAGAATGAATCTGTTGAGGACACCTTGTTAGATTTAGCTAACTATTCGATATTGGCGTTGGCGTTGTATCGAGAGAGTGTGGAGGTAGAGCATGACCAAAACACAGAAGGAGGAGGCGCAAGTGAGGCGAAAGCCAGGGACGTCCCTTAGCGACCTCAAATCGCAGTATGATCCAGCGGAAGAGGTCAAGCATCTTCGGGGAGAGATTGCCAAGCTGGAGAGAGATCACGAAGCATACACGAAAGAGCATGGGCGTCTGTCCATCTTGTTCGATGATTTGCGTCGTTCTATCGAAGAACTAGATCCTCCTGAGATTGACTACAAACCTCCGAAACGTAGTACGGTAACATCTCCCGTCGTTCATGTTTCACACATGACTGATTGGCATTTGGGGGCGATTCAGAACCCAGAGGAAGTCGAGGGGTTCCGCGAGTTCAATCCTGAAGTGCTCGAGTTGGAGATGGTGAATTGTGAATTGAGTCAGTTACAGTGGTGTGAGCTACATCGGAAAAATTACACAATCAACGAACGGAGGAATATCGTTACGGGAGATCTAATCAGCGGAGGCATCCACGACGAGTTGTTATGGACGAATGCGTATCCCGAACCTGTTCAGGCAGTCCGAGCGGGGGAATTGTTAGCAAAACTGGTGGCTATGCAATCTCCTCACTACCAGAAGGTGATTGTCGATTTCATTACCGAGGATAACCATGCTCGGCTAACGAAGAAACCGCAGGCGACCGAGGCTGGTTTGAACACTTGGAATTATGTTATTGGGTTCTATGCAAAGGAACGTCTGAAGTCATTTGGTAATGTGGAGTTTAATATCTATCCACAACTGCAGAAGGTCATCAAAGTAGCAAACCGGCAGTACCTTATCACGCATGGACATCATGTTCGGGGTTGGGCTGGCTTTCCATATTATGGGATCGAGAGGAAAGCCGGTCGTGAGGCAATGCGTCGCATGAGACGAGTCGTGGAATCTCAGTATGATGTAGAAAAGGCAATCGGGTCACTCTTCCATAAGATTATTATGGGTCATTGGCACGCCCCTCTTGCTCATCCGTGGTATTGGATTGGAGGATCAGCCAGTGGTACGACAGCATATGATCACAAGGAAGGCAGAGAGGCACAACCTATACAATGTGCTTGGATGGTGCATCCAAAGTGGGGTGAGTTTGATCGAACCGAGTGGCTTCTGACGTCGAAAAAGTAGATGGCAAATGAAGATCGTTTTGGGTGGATTCCTATCTGGGAATCTTATACAATGTCCATTATGAGTAGAGAGGAGAACCGAGATGGGTAGACAGATGTTATCAGAACGGGAAGCCGTAAACGACGTGCGGGTGGCTATTAATGAGGTTCTTGGAGGAAGGTGGATGATTGCGGTGTGGAAGGTTGATGATTCGATCAAGTCAAACGAGCCACCGAAGTTGTCATTGGTAAGGAGGACTTGTTGGAAGATGCCGATGGATTTATTTGATGTTGCTGTGGGTCAATTGGCTAGGAGCATTGCAGAGGAAACCCTTCACAATTCCCAATTTGATAATCCCCTTCCTCCTGCTCCTCTGCAGATTGCGGACTTTTTGAAGGAGGATGAGGATGAAGCCAGTGAGAAGTTACGATATGAAACGGGTCCGCTCCGAGGGGGTTCGGCAGATAAGCAGAGTATGGACAGTGCGTTTCGGGAGAGAGCCAGATTGGACGAGAAATTATGATTGCAACGATCTGTCGATTGCTGAATCCTCGCTCGAAGGCGGTGCAAATGGCTGACCGAGCATCTGCCCGGTTGGTTGAAGCTCGCAAGCGTTTACAACATGATCTGAATCAGATCCGGAGGGTAGAAAAGAAAGCATCAGCGATTTTAGAAAGAATCTTGAGTATTGCCGAAACCTTGAGCGAGGATGTTGATTTGAGCCAACGACGGTTAGCTCAAGCGGAGAAGGCTCTTGAGGCGCTTCGTTCCGAACATGATGTTGATGCCGACGTTGTGATTCCTGCTCTTCAATCTCGGTTTCGTGAAATCCAGGCAACCAGTGAAGCCAAAATTGCTGAGTCAAACTATAGGCGAGCAGCAGCCACACCAAAAACTGTTGAGCGAGATATCTGATGTCACAGGCACTAATGAAGGCTATCAGACGGAGTGAGATGGTAGCTAGAGAAGCGTTCGAGTCTGCCGTGCGTCGCAAGGCGGTTGGTGGGTTGGATTTTATATCCACCGGTTCGATTGGTGGGTTCAGTGATTGGCGAAAGCAGCAGGTATACTCCGAGCGTTATAATTTGATGCGGGGTTGGGTGTATGCTGCTATCAATATTCTGGCGTCTGAAGCTGCTGGTCAATCTCCGATGGTGGCAAAGTTGAAAGGGGTTTCTACTAATAAACCCCAAGGGAAAAAAGCCTACTTCCATCGTCGGATGACGAAGACTGCCCGAGCGAAGACTGCAAGCGTCGAGTATGAGGTTTTGGAAGATCATTGGATCAAGGATCTTCTCGATCAACCAAATCCAGTACAGAACAAGTGGCAATTCGTTTATTCCTTTGTGGCCAACTTGTGTTTGACAGGTTGGTCGTATGTGGTGATTGGAAAGCACAAGAAGAAATTGGAGATGTACTGTCTGCCGACGACTTGGTGTAAACCCATTCATGATCCTGTTCCGTTTGCTATGCTGAAAGTGAAGAATCCGAGAAAAGTGGGAACGGAACCAGCTATTTTGAAACGTGAACAATTTGGGTTTGCTCATTTGCCTAATCCGTCCGATCCGTTGAGTGCATTGGCTCCTGCTGCGGCTCAGATAATGGCCATTCGGATTGATGATCACATTCAAACAAGTCAGGAAGCATTCTTTCGCAATGGCATCTTTCCATCGGTGATTATTACAGTTGGCAAATCTCCATATGTAGATTCCGAAGGCCGACCTGTGTTGACGGGATCTCAACGACGTCAAATCTTTAGTGCGGTGAAGAAAGTTTGGGGTGGCGTTGCCAACTATGGCAATCCTGCTATTGTTGACGGGTTGATTGAAAAGATCGATCGCTTGTCAGCAACACAAAACGAGATGGGTTGGCAACGATCCGAGGACAAGGTGAGAACTCGGATACTCTCGGCATTTGGTATCCATCCTTACATTCTTGGGGAATCTGTTTCTGTTGGTGGTTATGCTCAAGTAGCAAACATCGAAAAGCGCTTTTACAAGCGGGTGAATACCCTGCTCGATATGCTCTCTGTGTTGTTGACGAATTTATTGGGTGGTTTGGATAAGAAGGAGCGGTTGCTGATTTGGTATGAGGAGTGTGAAGTGTCTGATCCTCAACTTCGTCAGCAATTGCTCATAACGATGCGCAAGAACAATGACATTACCCAAAACGAGATGAGGGCCGAGGTGGGTTTCCCTCCCGACGAGGATGACAACGAGGCTGAAATCCCGCCCGTGATGTTGCAGGGAATTAGCACGATACTGGGATTATTAGGCAGCGGTCGGGTCCAGAAGGAGCAGGCTGTTGCTTTGCTTGAAGGATTAGGTCTGTCGAAAGACAGAGCCGAGGGTATTGCGGGTGTTGGTTTGGCTGAGCCTAAACCTTCAGCTCCACCTAAGCCCCCTCTGAAACCGCCGCAAGGCAGTGAGGAGGGCGAGTCATCTGAGGAAGGAGGGGAGGGAGAAGAAGGCAAAATTGAAGAAGCAATGGAAGAGTTGAAGCGAGCCAATGGACTATTGGAGAAGGTTATGTCTCCCGATTTGATAGCTGAAGAGATTCTGGAGAGCATAGGACACGAGTGTTTGGAAGAATAAATGCTGAAGACACTTTCTAGTGATAAAGCGATCCTTTCCATTCTTCGTACCGCGACGAAAGAAGTCCAGGAGAAGCAGAGATCGGTCCGAGCCAAGAACATTCGTCTTATTCATAAGGCTTTGGCCGTTCGTCAGTTTACCAAGGCAGAGAAGGAGTTGACGGAAGCTCTAATCCCCTTCTTCGTTGAACAGGGACGTTCGATGGTTGATCGATTGAAAAAGTTGGAAGTGAGTTCGACAAAAACTGTTGCTCCTTCTCTTGATTCTGCTCATGCTCTTGCATCATTGATTTTTGATCCGAAGGAGTGGAGAGAAAAGCTAACGAATCGATTGTTGCCGGTCATGGCTCAAAAGATGGCCGAGGCAGGGGTTGCTCACTTGATGGCTTTGGGTATTGATGTGCGGAAAAAGGATCGGAAAGGTTTGAAGCATCTTCCTGGCCGACACGATCAAAGTAGTCATGGAAGAGGAGGAGGAGGGGATCGTGCTCCTCGGGATTTGTCTTGGAATGATGTCGAATTGGTGCCTCATAGTAAGTGGAGAGAAACGAAGGCTACTACCGCATCCGAGTGGGTAGATGAGCATATGGAAAGTTGGGAATCGTTACTTGCAGCCTATGAAGCATCTGGTCTGCCTCTTGGTTTGCTGAATGAGATTCCTAGATGGATGTTGGAATCTATAGCTGAGCAGTTGATTGAAAGTTTCGATCAGGATTATTGGGATGCGGTTTCCCAAACAACGATGGGAGATGCCGAGAAGGTATTGTCGAAAGGGTTGTCCGAAGGTTGGTCAATTCACAGGATGGGAATGGAATTGCGCCAATATTTCGAGGGAGGTGGGTTTCGATATGCACGGCGGCGAGCCGAAAACATTGCGATGACGGAGTCTGCCAATGCTTTGAATGGAGCTCGCAAGGAGTCGGTGGTTCAATTGCAACAAGAGTTGGGTCCGCGGGTTCCGATCAAACAGGTGTGGTTGTCCGTTTTGAGTAACACGACTCGGGCTTCACACGCCATGTTGGATCAAGTGCCTGAGGATGAGAACGGGTTGTGGAATTTGTCAGGCTATATGATTCCGTGGCCAGGTCATATAAGTTTGCCTCCTGGTGAACGCTGTTGGTGTTATTGTACTGTATCTATCGAGTTCGGAATGAATGCGACCGAAGCTCAAAGCATAATCGATGAGTATTGGCAACGAGTACAAGAGTGGGAGTCAAAGGGGTATGTTTGGCTTTGGGTGAAACACCTCCCTGGTCGGCATGACCAGAGCAGTCATGGTCGGGGAGGGGGCAGAAGAGCGAGAGCCTTACGTACCCATAAGCCAAGTACGGTAGAGAAACAGCGAAGGGCCAAAACTGAGCAAGCTCGGTTGGCAAAGTTGATCGGTGGGATGAACACTGACAATAATGATGCATTTGATGTTTTACTTCAAGGGCATGCGATCGAGGTTAAATGTGTGATGGATAACAATAACGACAAGATCACGATGCATCCTAAATCCCGTCGGCGGAAGGAATCTTATGCGAGGAAAAATGGAATGCAACCCCATACAGTTGCTATCGACATTCGACGAGGGCAACGGGCGTTTTACTACAGGAAGGGTATTGGTTCGTTTCGACTGCGAAACATGAAAAAGGTGACGATAACCGAGCTAGAGGCAATAGTAGCGGGAAAATCAGTAGTTCCTTCTGGAGTGGTATACTGATGGGCTATTGGTTAGAAGATGCTGATGAACGATGGTTGGGAGACTTTGCTACGAACAAGGGTATTATGGATATGCGTCGTGATGGTCCTGATTCGTTGATAGAGTTCCTCGATATGGGAGAGGCTGACGATGACCTGATCGAGAAGATCATAGCAGATGTGGAGAAGTCCAAGATTTTGGAGTATATTGCCAAAATGCTTCAGGGAGTGAAAGCCCCGGTTTTTGTCACGGATGGTTGTGGTGAGGTCGAGGGGGGTGTGAAGCATCTTCCTGGCCAACACGATCAGAGTACTCATGGAAGGGGAAAAAGACGAGGGACTTTGTCTGAAACATTGGAGGTTGTGAAGAAGGGAACAGGATACGACGAAAAGACAATTAGAGATGCAATGACTGGCGATTGTTCAGCGAACAATCCGGCTCGTGCGAAGGTGAGAGCAAAGGTGGTAGGGGCTATTTACGCTAGTGGAACTATGCAGAAGGATGCTGTAATGGATGTTCTCGATGGCGATAGTTTCGCGGCGAAGAAGAGATTGATAGAGAAGAAGACCATAGGAAATAAAAACGAGGCAGTCAAAGAGTTGGCAACTGTTCCAGAGTACGATCTGCACGTGGTGGGGAAGATCATTGTGATGGACCATCCTATGCTGGGCGAGGCTATGTGTGACATGGCAACGAGAGATCTGACAATGGGTGCTAATACGCGATCAGGCTCGTACCGTCATGAGTTAGGCCACGCTGTGAGGTCTGCGATGGGTGGTGATTCCTATCTGAGCAAACGGGTGATAACGAGAGCAGTGAATAAAGAGTATGGGAAGGTCGAAAAGAGAATTGCCAAGAATCCCGCAGGTGTGGAGAAGAAACTAAGTCACGAGTGGTATGAGAAAAACTATGGGGTTGCGGGTAGGAGATCGCTTGATCATTGGGAAGAGAATTTTGCTGAGCATTATCGTTTGTATCATCGAGAAATATACAGAGATCGGCATGAAGGTGGGGGTGGTAAGCATCTAGCTCAGTATCGAGAACGTCATTCGGGAATGGCAAAGATATTTGATGCTTGGTACACAGGAGCATTACTCGGGAGAGAACTATCTAAGTAGCGAAGGGTGTGGAATGGCGATTGGTATTTTCAATAAGCATATCTTGGTTGGGGTAGAAGAGAACGGAGAGATCCGTCCCGAAGACAACGGGTTCGGTAAGAAGTTAGATAGTTGGTTGAAAAATGGAGTTCCTGGGTTAGTCTCGTCGATGAGAGGAGATAAGATCATAGAAAAGGAGAGGACGATAGCGACCGATCATCCTTTGTTCGGTTTGGCGTTATTAGAACATTTCGAGCGTATCGGTTGGGAGGTGAAGGAGATCAAAGGTGATGGGAGAGGTACGAAGCACCTCGTTCATGATCAGAGTACACACGGTAGGAAGATGGGCGCTCACCCAGGTTGGCCAGTAACCGAGACTGTGGACACGACGAAATGGCCAGCTCATAATGTGGCGGCTAAATATGCGGCTAAGAAAATTGCGAAAATCGAGAAGGCTGCAGCAGAAGGTGATTGGGATTTTGTTCTTTCTGTTCACATCAAATCGAAAGTGCCTAACTCGTATCAGAAGGGGATTCTGAAGGCCAAAGAGGTTGTATTAGCAAAACATCAGAAGAAGTCGGCAACTCAGCCAAAGGCCGACGGATTGAAGTACGAAGGCAAATACGTTAATGCCGACGGATGGAAGAAAGTGTCGGGGAAGCTCGGTACGCAGGAGGGTGGAAAGTTTGTGGCAGACGATGGCAAGACATACTATGTCAAGTTCCCGAGTGATCCAAAGATAGCAGTCAATGAATTGATTACAAATAAGTTGTATGAAGCAGCAGGATCTCCTGTGGCAAAGGCCCACCTCGTTAAGAGGAATGGCGAGGTCGGTTTTGCTTCTGAGTGGATATCAGATGCACAGAAAGCTAAATGGGGCACCCATGAGCATAGGGATTTGGCGGCCCAGGATTTTGCCACTCACGCTTGGTTAGCGAATTGGGATTGCGTTGGTCATGTTTCCGAGATGGATAACATTCGTGTTGTTGGGAGTGGTCCGAATGCAAAAGCATTGACGGTAGATGTTGGCGGAGGAATGTTCTATAGAGCGCAGGGGGCTGAGAAGACGTTTGGCGCCAAGGTAGCGGAGTGGGACACCTTGAGGGATCAGTCCATTAATCCGTCTGGTGCTAAAGTTTTTGGTAACATGACAAAGCAGCAGTTACTAGCTAGCGCTCAGAAGGTGACCAACGTTAGCGATGAAGTCATCGACGGGATTTGCCAGAAGTATGGAGGGATGCATGGGTTGAAGACGCCTGCTACGTTGGCGACTCGATTGAAGAAGAGGCGTGATGCTATTGAAGATAGGATGCTCAATTTAATGGGTTCTGCATCTCCCAAGAAAGTGCCCAAGCCCAAACCCGGACTCGTTCAAACGCCTGAAGGGAAGTTGGCAAAATCCGTTCCGATTGGACCAACTGTTAAATCTCCTCCAACGATCAATTCGAAGTATAACGGACCTATCTATCAGCCTAAATTCAACAAGCTCCACGAATTGGCATCGCAAGGGAAGTGGGATGAGGTTGCTAATTTCAAGACTAACCCAAACGCGAAACAGTGCTATGCTAAGAAGCTGCATCAATACAAGCAAGATCTGTTACAAGCTGCTGGTCAGGGTGGAAAGGTTGAAAAGGCGACGACCCCTGTAAAATCTAAGTATGGGAAAGCCCCGAAAATAGACACTAGTCTATTTCCGGAAGAACCTGTCTTTGTCTCAAAAGATCAAGCTCATATTGCTCAAAACAAAGCTGCGGTGAAGACGGCATTGAAGTATGCCAAGGCTGGGGACGTTGATGCTTTGAAAGGGATGGAGTTGCCTCCAAGTCCAAAGTTGAAAGCATTCCACGAAGATTTAGTTATGAGTCTCTCGTCTCAGCTTCACCCATCTCCTCCAGCGAAGAAACTTAGTAAATCGTTAGCGAAGATTGACAAGTTGGCTGCTCCTATTGTGGGATCGAAGGGGAGGAGCCATCAGTCAAAAGTGGGTAAGTATCTTGTGCTTGGGGAAGCAAATCCGGTACCATCGAGTCTGAAAGTGGTGGAGGGTGAATGGCTAGAGCCTTCTTGGTCAGCAGGGAAGAGTTCGTATAACAAGCTGTCTGATGCCGAACGAGATGCTGTCGTGGATTACACAGGAGGTGGTTATGATTCTATGAACAAGAGACTTCGCGGTCATGGAAAGTTGCAAGCACACGATTTGAATGCTGCTAGGGGAGTGACCAAGGCTGCTATTGATCTGACGCCTGGTAAGTTGCTAAGTCGCAAGCACAACCTTAGTCCAAAGAGTGCAAAAGCCTTACTAAAATCGGTGGGGAAAGTGATTCAGGATAGGGGGATCGTCAGTACATCCACAAGTCCGTATGTTTGGTCAGGGAATGTTGTTTGGAAGTTGAAAGTTGGTCCTGGTGTGAAAGGATTGCCTTCTAGACTCTTTAGTGACAACGCACCCGAAGATGAGGTAATCCTTCCGCCAAATACGAGATATTTGGTGACGAAGGCTAAAGAGAAAGATGGAATATACCATATGGAAGGAGTGATTCTTCCCTTCCATCCTTCACAATGTTGTCCTCCATAGGAGAGCGTTATGGCAAACGAGCAATCAGGTGTACGGGATATGGGAAGTGAGTTCCTGTTTGTGGAAGCACTCAAATCCATTCAGGAGAACGAGCAGAGGGGATGGCTTGGCGATAAATACGTTGTCGAATCGATCTTACGGAATGCTTTGTTCCAAGTGCTTGATGGGCTTCCCCAACTAGCCGAGAAGGGTATGAAGGTAAGTGACTTCGCTTACAGGGTTGGAGCGAGGGAGATGAGAGTATTTCTGAGAGAGAACTCTCAAGGGCATAAGGGTGTGAGGGGGTGGAATGTACCAGGAGGTGTTGATGTTTTTGCTGCTAAATGGGTAGGCGTTGATGCCGATCGTCCTATCGAAAGGCTGATCGGAGTGTTCCTGGAGATGGTGAGTGAGGCTTTGGAAATTGAGAATCAAGCCCAAAACGGCGAGTCGGCAGAGCAATGGATGTGGCAAGTTGATGAGTTGTTGGAAAGATATGCTTTCATTTTAATTGGGATCTCTCCGGCAGATCAGGTTGTTTTGCTATGATTGACGAGATTGACAGTATCTTCTCTAAGGAGAGGGATCGGGTAATCCGATCGGTTTTGCAGAGTAAAGCTAAGCGCAACAAGCCGTGTCCTTGTGGGTCTGGTATGAAGTTCAAACATTGTTGTTTGAGAAAGATTCGAGATGAGCAGAACCAACGGACGAGGAGATCTCCGTCACGGGGATCGTCTATTACCAAGTAGCAAGGAAGTGAGATCATTGTTGGTGGAGATGCAACCGAGGTTTCTCGCCATTTGCGAATTGTATGGAAGAGCCTTTGGCGGGCAACCTCTGCAGATACCGAAAGATCTTGAACCTCACTTTATTCGATGGAGGCAGGTAACCGTTCGCCATCGTGGTGGAGACATACGAAATACCGAGTCCGAGTGGAAATCAATGAAGTTAATCGCTCAGTGGATTATCGATGTCAATTGCAAACTGAGAGGTCAAAGGCCGAAGAAGCTCATTTGGACGGAGTAATAGGAGGTTTGGTTTTATGTGGACGAAGATGCCGAAGATTGCTAACATACAATGTCATCGTCTTCGATTCGAGAAGGGTGACAAAATCATCGTTCGTGTGTATGGAGAGTTAAGCCAAGAACAGAAGCACAAATTAAGGGATTCCGTGCAGAAGTGGGCTGGAGACGTCGAAGTGCTAATTGTGGATACACGGAAGTTTGATATAGAGGTGGAAAAAGCATGCCAGAAAACCAAGTTATTCGTGCCTTGAAGCACAACGACGAATCACTAAAGGAGTTCCTTGCGGCTCTCCAGGACTTCAATCAAATGTTCTGCGATGCTATAGCTGATGGCATTGATTTTACAATTAAATTGGAAGTGCGTGGAAACGTTGGAGAGATGTTACATGCTCGGGTCTATACGGACCGATGGAGAAGACCGAATGGGGTGGAGAGGAAGATTGAGCAGAAACAGCGGAGATTAAAACTTTCCAATGTTTCTTAAATTCCCCTTGTCGGGAACGGGGGAATCCCTTATAATTCGGAAGATTGAAAAGAAGTAAACGTCCAGGCGTTCTGAAATAGCAGGAGCCGCGGCGTACTAACCCCTCAGAGCAGGGTTCGTACCCCGCGGTTTTTTATATGGGAGAAGACGAGATGAGAGTAGCTTTTGGTTTAGGAGCGGCGACGGGTTTGGCAAGCCGGGTTTTGACGATCACCCGGATGCCTAGAGCCGGTGACGTGCTTCCAATTGCCCCTCAGTACAATGCCAACGTGGGGGCTGCGGCAACCACGGCCGTGGTTACAGGACTCCCTGAAAACACGATGTGGCAGGCACGACTTCGAGACACACTTACTGACGGGACAGTGAATTCGCCAGATAGTGTTTTGAATTTCCACACGGGAACAAATTTCTTTCCCGGTCCTGCTGACAACGAAACGGGACGGTTACGGATTCTCTGGATGGAAGACGAATCGAGTTCGAGTAGCTCTTCGAGTGTGTCGAGCGAAAGTAGTTCTTCGTGGTCGAGCCATTCGTCTTCGTCAAGCTCGAGCAGCAGTTCTTCGGTGACATCGAGTTCTAGTAGTTCTTCGGTGACATCGAGTTCTAGTAGTTCTTCGGTGACATCGAGTTCTAGTAGTTCTTCGGTGACATCGAGTTCTAGTAGTCCTTCGAGTGCTTCTAGCACGTCGAGTTCATCGGAATCGTCGAGTAGCCCTTCGAGCTCGCAAAGCTCGATGTCGAGTGCCTCCAGTACGTCGAGCAGTTCCGTAAGTAGTTCGTCTTGGTCGTCTGCGTGATGGGAAGACTTGTAGACAGATGGAATAGGCACGTTAGAATGCCACGACCTAATGTGCCTGACACGGTTACTTTGGAAGATGAGATATTACTTTTGAACCCTGGACGAAGCATAGGGAGGAAAGTGATGACGGCGACGTCTGTAACAATGAATCGGCATGCCATTGTGGACCTGGCCCTCTTCGGTCCCGCCGATAAGATAGAGGCCGTGTTTCGACAGTTATATCCGACAATGAAAAAGCTGAGGTTGCTCCGATTTGTGGATAAGGCCCAAGCATTCGTGGAGCCGCCTGACGGCTTGGGGTCTTGGCCCCAACTCCATGATACGATGAGATGGTTGGACAGCCTAACGCGAAACGCGGAGCATAAGGATGACCGTTTGTTTCTTCTTCGGTTGTACAAAACACTTTTGTCTCGGGTTCGTCCCGAAGTAATTGAAGACCTACAGAAAGGCGGAGGCCACTAATGCCTTTTCTCAGCTACGAGCGGTTGCTGCTAGCTGGTGGTGGGGTGGTTCATACAGGAGCCGCCTTAACGTTTCCTAGCCCCTGCCAACGGGTGATGATCCAAGCAGATGGCGGAGACATCCGATACACATTGGATGGAAGCAATCCGAATGGGGTGCCAGGACGTGGAATGATTCTCTATAATGGAGAAGCTCCAGTGTGGTTTGAACGGGAAGATTTGGTTAATTTTCGGTTTTGTCGTTCAGTACCAGCAACCGCGACGTATTTGAACGTTCATTACTATGCTCCGAGGGATGTGTGATGTCTGATCAATCAATCCATGACGAACTATTGGCTCTCGTTCGATCTCGTGGTCAAACAAAGTTCAATCGTGGCATTTTGACTGCCGATCGATACGTGAAGACAATTCAAGATGCGATCGGAGTTCAATCTTGCTATCGACATATGTGTCGAACGGATGGAGGGGGTTGGGCATCGTTTGATGATGTAATGAAGAAAGCAGCAGGAACGTTGACTTTCAATGATCCTGATATGATTGTTTTGAAAAAGAGGGAAGAGGTTCGACTGCCCTCGAAAATAGAACGGCCGAAAAACACTTTGATGGTGTTTCGCCATGTTCTTACAACCAGTAAGAAGGATCGGGATGGTGATATCCTTCGGACGAAGGGAGCCAAAGTTGATCCGAAGATGTTGCTATTGTTCCAACACGTTCATACAATGCCCATTGGAAAGATGTTAGCGGTTGCTTCTCACACGAAAGATGAGTTGCAGCTTTATTCTTGCATCGTAGATATGAATGAGTTGAGTCATGACTGTGCTGTGATGATCGACAACGATATGGGTCGATTTTCGCACGGTTTCCGGGCATTGGACTTCTTGGAGATCAAGGCGAGAGATCGGGAAGGGGTGGGTGGATTTGATGTCAAGTCGTTCGAGATCCTTGAGGAATCGCTCGTGTCGGTTCCTGCTAACCCCGATTCACAGACGCAGGAAGTCATCTTGTCATTAGTTGAGGGGGGTAAACTGACGAGCGGGTTGTTGAAAGACTATGGAGCAAGCATACGGAACCAGCGCCCCATGTCAGTACCAGTTAACTTAGATGTCAAATTGCTAGTCAACGGTCAGGAGGTGAAAGGCAATGAGAACAAGTCCAGAGACGAAGAGAGAATCGGAGAAAACGGCTACGCCAGCACACCAAAAGAAGCCAATGATGTATTCGACGAAGAGCAAACAGGGGGAGAAGAAGCAGTTGAAGACAAGGAAGTAGTATTGGGAGAGAAGTATGGATTGGTGAGCAATCTGGACGACTCTTGGGAGGACATCGCTAGCCGTTTGGGTGATAAGGTACGGACGTTTCTGCTGGGGGCGGGTGTGCCTTTAGGGGATCGTGATTGGACTCTTATCATCGGCACTTATTCAGATCGTGTTGTAATAGCAATCGATAGACAAGGAACTTACGAGTATTGGCAAATCAATTGGAGGATGGAGGAAGGCGATCCTCAACTCCAAGGAGAGCCAAAGCAAGTAGACGTCGTCGTTTCATCAGAGGTTATCGAAAAAATGAAGGCCATCCGGGGCCAGACCAGTTATCAAGTAGAAGGACAAAAGCCTTACCCGAATGAGCATGCTATTCGTCTCAACGATCCAGATAAGTACAAGCGAATCCGTCGTCAGAATGATAAGTTTGGTCCAGGTATTCATGCCATTTTCGGTGTGACCGAGGATGGCAAAACTGAATTGCAATCTATCCGCTTCTCGGTAGATAAGTTTACAGCAGACGAAGCCCGAGAATGGTTGGAAGAGCATGATTACAAAACGAGCGGTTTTGAACCGGCGAAAGCCAAACCGAAGGAACAGGCTAAGAAGGAAGGCAAACAGCTTATCGACGACGATGTGTCGGGTGGCTTTGAGGCTACCCCTCCAAAGTTTGATAACGATGAGGAAGTGAAGAAGATGGTCTGTCCCGAATGCGATTATGTCGGTTTAGGAAAAGGAGGCAAGTGTCCTGAGTGCGGTGCCAAGCTCATTCCGAGGAAGGATTATACAATGGAAAAGCTCGGGCGTGTGTTGAGCAAAGCGAATGAAGCTAAAATCCAGGATGCTATTGAAGACTTGGCTGAAATAAGTAAAATGGACATACCACGGAGTTGCAAAGCTCTTGTGGCATCCGCGCGTAGAAAGCTAACCGATGTGCTTGCATCTTTGGGAACCGAGCAGAGGGTCGAGAAAACTTCTGTAAGAGAAGCAATGGCCATTGTTCTTGCCAAGGGTGGACGCAACGAGATTCTAGTGTTGAGGACGCTATTGGATGTACTGGAGGCTTGTCAAAAGCAAGATGATGTTGTCAAACAGTACGAAAGTTTGTTGACGTAATAGAAAATCCTCCTATGTAGGAGAGAATCGAATGTTTGAGTTGACGAAGGCTTTACGGGATTGGCTTATAGCTAATCAAGACATCTCAGAGGATTCCTCTGAGGAAGAGTTCCGTATGGAGGCCGGAATGGCGTTGGTAGATGGATCGCTTACAAGAGAGAAATTCATTGAGCTAACGACTCCTCCGAAGGCAACGGAAGCTAATGAATTCAGTAAGAAGCTGGATGTAATGACTGCCAGCCTTGACAGCTTGGCTAAGGTTTTGACTGGGAAGAAAGAGGGGTTGGAGACTGAGAAGAAAGTTGATCTTGGCAATGGAAACAAGGATGAGGAGTTGGAGGATATGTCCAGGGTCATTGCTGATCAAGGAGGGACACCAAGCGAGTCTGAAACTACCAAAGCTCGGGTGAAGACGGTTGATGAGATCTTCAATACAACCAAGTCGGCGGTTGTCTATCCTTCCTCGACGAGAGGGGGGAAGCCCCATTCGTTTGCAGGACAGCCTGTAGTGTATCAGCAAAGACCGATGGACACGCCGAGTGAATTGGACAAGGCTTGTGCAGGAGCGTGGGCCAAGCTCCACTTGGCTTTGCAGCTTCCGCAAATTTGTGGACCTCCAAATCTGATTTGGGATCGTTTGCCCGAGATCGATAAGCAACTTCTTCACTATCTCTGTGAGAAGGGAATGTGGGATGAGACGGAGAAGGACAATCAGTCTCGACCTCGGTTGGTCAAGGGTTATCGAGGAGGTATAAAGCAGTTGATCGACGATGTAAACTCGGGTGGCTTTGAGGCCGCTCCGATTGTATTCGACGATCAGGTGATCGAGACTCCTTTGCTTTATGGCGAGTTGTATCCGCTAGTCAATGAGGTGCCTCTGCCTCGCGGACGTCGGGTAGAAGCTGTATCGATCGGAACCGTCACTGGCGGTTGGGGTGGAATTGACGCAACGAACATCGCTTTGTTTAACACGGCAGGTTTTGTTGCTGCATTCGATACAACGATCTATCGATGGGAAGGAGCAGTGGTTATTGGGCTCGATTTCCTATCCGATACACCCATTGACTTCGGTTCAACAATTACTCGTCAGTATGGTGAAAGGTTGCTTGAGGACTTGGATGATGTTGTTGCTACAGGCAATGGCACTAACCAACCTCAAGGTATCATGAATGCTGCTGGAACTACTGCTGTTGCCTTTGGTGGGGCGACCACGCTCGGAGCCTATGAGACTTTGCTATTTGCCGTCCACAAGAGAGAACTCAAGAATCCGACGATAGATCGGACATTTGTGTTCTGTGGAACGGAAACTAGTTACAGTCGGGCAAGAGCGTTGAATGTGACCGCAGCCGACCAGAGAAGGTTGGGAGGAGGACACGCTGATCAAGGGGATTACCGATCCTATCGTTGGATGGGTCGTCCCTACAAGATCAATGAATCGTTAGCAAATACGCAGATTTTTGCCGCAGTGCTTGGGAGATATCGCATGTATCGGAGGAAAGGTTTTACTGTGAGGACAAGCACTGAAGGTGCGACGCTAATTCGAGCTAATGAGATCCTGATCTCTGTTACGGCTCGCTACGGCGGTCAGCTCGAGAGAGGAGCTTGTGCTGGCGTAACCACCACGGCTCCTGCGTAGCAGTTTCAAGGGTAGTTGTCTACCCCCTGGCATCCCCTGTCCAATGCCTTCGGTTCTCCAGCATTGGACAGGGGTATTTATCCCCTTCAATTTGGGAGAACCACAAACTAAAATGCTAGGGAGGAAAAGATGAGTACTGTAACGAAGAAGATGGCAACCTCGGTGATGCCTTTTGCTATTGAAGCAAAGACGCCAAGGAACCAAGACATTATAATCCAGTGCCTCGGTTGCAAGCGATTGAGAGGTGCTGTGAGAGCATCAATGGAGGCATTCGATCGTCAGTGGCAGGACCAAGATGACGACGAAAGTGCAACTCGTCCAGTATCGGCAAACCTGATCGATGGCATCGGCGAATTGCCAGGTCAGGTTCTCTATGTGGACCCCGCTGAATTGACTTGGAAAATTCGAGATCCACTATGGGGAGAGGATTCTAAATTGGAACGGATTCGCAAGGCAATGAGGAGGGCTCTTGGTCTTGCTGTGATCGATCAGAAACTTCAAGGAATGAAGCCTGAAGATGGAACACTCGATGTAGACACTATGAAGACTCTCTGTTTGGAGTTGTTGTCTTTTATTGAAGCTGGTGAGGCTCGAGTGGTTAAGGGGATCAAACCCTCGAAGGAGGATATCGATGAGTTGCCCGGCCGGTATCTTTTGAATTGGTCGAACCGAAACAAGTGGAGGCAGCCGAAGTATGCCGACCAGTATGATGAGTGGGAGCGGGATATGAACAAACTCAGCCGATCAGATGGGTGATGGCTTTACCAACGACTTTCCCTCAACCTTCGCTTGTTGCTGGCGGGAAGATACCAACCCCGGTTGCCGAGGTGTTGGCGGCTCGCGGAAGGAGAGCTGAGGCTGCTACCCATACTGAAGTTAGGATAAAATGGTTTATCGAGGAGGTAAGCAATAAGATTGCTATGACAATGAGACAACGGATGGACATTGTCACTCATATATTGAAGGATCGAGTGGTAAGGAACATTTCGGTGCCCGTTGTCAAAGGGACCGGTCCTCGGGGAGGTCGGGTGGCATTAGGAAGAAGTTTACCAGGCGAGTATCCTCGTGCCGATACGAAGCAATTGATGAGAACCATATTCAAAGAGGTGCGAGAAGTTGTTCCAGGAGCATATGAAGGTTATGTTGGGACACCTCTTGACTATGGTTTAATTTTGGAAACGCGAATGGGACGCAAGTTCCTTCTTGCATCACTATATGAGTCGTTTAATGACATCAAGCGCATATTGTCAGGGCCTATTGAATGAGTGTCGGAACTGCTGATGTGGCAAAGGCTTTGAACACCGCTTGGGATGCAAGTACATTGAATGAGACGTTCCAGGCGTTGTGGACTGATCCGACGGAGACTGAATTTCCTGTGTTGCATGAGCAGGAAGCTGGAGGAGAGCAACCGTGGCCATATTGTGTCTTCGAGATGCCAACGCCGACGACAAATGTTCGGATGTCGGGTGGTGACACTACATTGAGAGAGATACGAGATTATCCCATAAGGTTTCATATTCACACTACTAATGTGGATGGCGATTCACGATCAGCGAAGGAGATAGCTGCATACTTGGCAGAAGAGGTTATGAAAGTCTTTGGTGGCCACCCTTCTGTAACTCCGACAGGAAATTTATCTCTGGACAATGGTAACTTCTTAATCTCGACCTACCAAAACGATTACGCAGTCCGAGAATCTGATGACCATTACGTTTGGATTGTGTATTATATCTTCCGAATTGACGTACCTGTGGCAGCTTAAGCAGGAGAAACAATAATGGCTCGTTCGATGTCATCGATGAGTGTCTCTTTCCGTATGCAGGGGACACTAACGAATTCGTTGACCGACGGTTCTGGACCGAGTGTCCAGCAACCGAGTTTCAATTATTCAATGTCAGGTACAGTCTTGACGAGCGGGATTAATAGCAATCAATGCAACCGAGGATGGCAAAGTCGCAATCGATCATTGGGAAATGGGGCAAGCGAAACACTCGATTTGTACGATATGGCAGGGGTTGACATTGGTGCGGGCGCGGGACTAGATGGCGTCGGTCAAGCTATCGTGTTTGAGGAGATCGTTGGGATTGTTATTGTTAATGAGAATGATGTGGACGAAGATGGGGCGTTGGAGATCTCTCCTGCGGCAGCTAATGGATGGAATGCCATCGGTACTCATTCTGTTGCTAACGATGGAGCTTTGTACGGTCAGGGGGTGCTAATCAAATTCCAACCAGATGGCCGGGGACTGGATATTGTTGATGGTGCGACTCATAAACTTACATTCACAGCCAATGGAGGAGATGTTACATATTCAATCTACTTGTTGGCACGACACGATGATGAGGAATCGAGTTCCAGTTCGAGTTCCAGTAGTCCAAGTTCTACTAGCTCTACCAGCAGCAGCAGTGCAAGTAGTGAATCTAGTAGCTCCTCAAGTAGTGTAACGAGTAGTTCGTTCAGTTCACATTCCAGCAGTTCGTCGGGGACATCAAGCTCCAGCAGTTCGTCAGTGACATCGAGTTCCAGTTCTGAGAGCAGTTCGTCATGGTCTGCTCCGTAGTTGACTATATCCTGAGAAAGGGAGGATAACCGTGAGCAGTGAAAACACTATAACAGGCAGACTTGGTGAGCATGTCGTTGGGGACACCCAAGTGGCAAGATTAACTCAGTGGCAGGTAACCAAAACATTAGCTAGTAAGACTGAATGGGGTGATTCGGATACTGCAGGATACACAGCTCGGGCGCCTGGACGAATCGACGGGACGTTTACCACGGAAGGCAAGTATGATAATTCGAGTGAAGTGTTCGATTTGTTCCAACCTGGCGATATTGTAATCAGTGTGCTTTGGATGAACGCTTCGCTCTATTGGGACTTCCCCCGTTCACTCAATGATAACTTTCAATTGACTGTAAACATTGATAGTCAAGAAGTTATTGGATGGACGGCTGCCTGGGGAGCGGATGGTATTTTCTACTATCCTGGTCAATCTGGAGCAACACCTCGAACCCTACCGACATAGAAAGGTTGAAGGCATGGAACCAAATTCAGCTTTGAATGGGGTTCCCATTGCATATCAAATTGCTGTCACCTACAATTGCAATGCGGCTTGCAAATGGTGTGTACAACATCTTGATGTTATTCGATGGAATCACATTGATACGAATATAACAGTCCGAGAGGTACGGACTGCTGCTCATTTTCTGAAGCTCTATGGAATACGTATTGGGAAACTACGGGTGACTGGTGGAGAACCAATGGTACACCCGAATCTGAGAGAAATATTGTTTGCTGTCAACGAAAGTTGGGCTCCGAGGACGGGTTGGTTTCGCATCTATAGCAATGGTAAGTTGCCCATTCTTCGCGGTACTCCAGGGAGGTTTTCTGTTGTTCCACTCAATAGTGTGAAGAAGACAGCTTGTTTTACTCCCTTCAATGTTTCTCCCGCCGACTTGGGTATTGAACCCGTTTTCGGATTTGTGCGACCTTGTGTGCAACAAGTTCGTTGCGGTCGGTGGTTCGATTGTTTTGGGTTTACTTCTTGTGGTGTAGCTGGTATTTTGGGAACAATGTTGGGCGACGATTGCTACGAACCCTTGCCTGTGTTGATGGGACGACCGAGCGTCTGTCAGCATTGCCTCTACAGTTTACCGAAGGCGCAGCGGCATTCCATCACGCGACAGGTTCACGCTGGGAAAATTCCGGAGATTACAAAAACGTTCAAGCAAGCAATTGAGCGATGGCATGACAGTCCTCCAAGACCTCGTCGGTTTTGGGAGCGTTTGCCAGAAAAGTTTGTGCCAGGGGAACTGAATGATGAAACCAAACGATCCAAATGTAATGCAGGTAGTCCGAGTTGAGCATCACCTGTGGAAGACCTGTCATTGTCGAGAATGTACTGAAGAGCGAGCCCGCCGAGCAATCCCTCGAGAGCCCACCGATTCCCACCTCTGTCGCATTTCCCCCGATGCCGCATATCTATTAGGTATCATTAAGAAACGTTGCCCGGAAGGTTCGTTAGCACGGCAATTGGCTTTGGCCGAGTCCCCATCCCTCGAAAAGGGGGAATGTGCCGACAGCTTGCCATAGATGGGGTTTTGGTCAACAGGTATGGATAGGCCAAGCGTTGCCTGATCGCCAATCCTGGGCCGACACAGGACTTGTTATGGGAGGTTTTTACGATGTCGTGGTATTTCCCCGAGAAGCGGGTTCTTTTCCTTCATATCCCTCGGACTGGGGGTACATGGATCAAAGAGTGCCTATACCAGTCAGGCGTCCCTATGGAGAAGTGGGGGCGGATCGGAGAGGGACAATATCGTCCGCAGAAGCACACAATCATCCCTCATATCCGACGAGATCTATTGCAAAGAGTAGATCAGGTCTATTCTCTAGTCCGCCATCCGATTCCTTATTACGTGTCGGTTTGGAGGTTCACAACAAGGAAGGTGGAAATTAGTCCCGAACGGATGCATAATCTTATTTTTGCTCGGAAAGACCCTGCAGCAATTAGTGAGGCAGTCCTCCGTTGGAAACCGAATTTTGAGCAGTGGCTTGAGGAGATGCTTGAGGAGGAGCCTGGATGGGTGACGAGATGGTTTGAGAGGTTTGTCGGTCCTCCACGGGGTGAGTTTTGTCACTTCATCGGACGGACGGAAACAATTGCAGATGACTTGAAAAGAATGATGACGATGATGGGCTATGAACGGAATTGGAGAATGTCACTTGACAAAATCAAACAGATCCATCATGCCAAGAATCGTGTGCGCGAAGTGAAGGTGCCACACGTGTGGCCAAGTGAAGAATTGTGTCGGCGGATCGAAAATTCCGAGAGAGTGGCGATCCGTCGGTTTTATGAAGGTGAAGGTAGAGACAAACGAATTTATCGAACCGAAGAAGGAGAACCAATATGGGAGAGTCTGAGAACCGAGCCGTAGCGGCAGGCAGTACAATCACAGTACAGGGTAAAGAGTATACCCTCCGACCAATCACCGTCCAGCATCTTTGTGACCTAGAACGGGAAGCATTGAAGTTTTACAAACGACAATACCTTGAAACATTTACTGAGAATGCTGATTTGGTTGGAGGAGACATCACCAAACTGATTGAAAGGAAGTTGGATGAGATGGCGGAATGGACTTTGGATGATCTCCCGAAGAAGGTAGCTTTCAGCGTGTCAAACGTTCCTGTAACTGCAAAACTGAAGAAGTGGGCTACCAATTACCGTGCCAAGGCGGGAGGGGAGGAAGATACAAATATAACAGATCGCAAAGTCCGAGTGTTGTTGACTACTGCTTTGGATCGTGGAGAACTGTCGCCCGAGAAAGTGAAGGAGATGACAGGACGAAGACCAGTTGAGGGTCGCGTTCGTTATGATCAGTGGTGGGTGACAGGATGTATTGAAGGGATGGTATTGTTTATCCATTCTTCGATAAAGCATGATCATCCGGAAATATCGAAGGAGGATATTAGGAATTGGCCTATTTCCGCCATCTTTGAAGCAGCTCGAGTTGCGGAAGGTGTTACGGCTCCCGACTTGGGAAATGGATAACGTCCGCCGCTTTGGATGAGATCGGCGTCACGGAAGAGGTCGTTGAGAGCGGCGGACTGTTGGGAGGATTGAATGCTTGGCATCTGAGGTTATTGTGTGAGAATCCTTGGAATGGAGGGGGAGGTTATAGTCCGAGGGAAGTGGCCAATTGGTCATTGGACCAATGTTGGTTCCGTCTTTGCAAAATGGATGTATTGGGGTCAGCAGCAGGTAGAACAACGAATGTTGATCCATATGCAGTCAAAGTTGAGAAGGATGGTTCAATCAAAGGGCGCGCGGCTGACGGATCACCAATAAAAGGACGGATCGTGGGTAAATCACTGGCTCGGCAGTTGATGGAGAAGGAAGAGGAAAGGAAGAGACAAGAGCGAGCCAGACAAAAGAGGGCTTTGAAGAGAAAGAGGAGGAGGAAGCGTGGGACTTGAGATAGCCAAAGCATGGGTTGTGGTTAGAGGAGACGTAAGCAAAGTAGCTGGCGATTTGAATGCTGGCAAAACTCAGATTGCGGGTGTGGTAGGCCGTATCCAAAGGATGATTACTGGGATTGGTACAGCAGCGGCAGCTTCTTTTGGAGTATTGCGTGCTCTGACGTCAGCAGGACAGTTTGAGCAGACCACTATAGCATTCAATACAATGATTGGCTCTGCTGAGGAAACCAAGCGAACTATGGAAGCTCTGACTGAATATGCAGCCAAAACCCCATTCGAGATGCCCGAGATCCAAAGGGCGGCTCGTGGTTTGATTATGTTTGGCGAGCGAGGTGATGAGTTGATGGAGACTCTCAACATTTTGGGCAATGCGGCAGCAGGTACGTCTACTGATTTTGGAATGTTGGCATTGATTTTCAACCAAATTCGTGGTGTTGGTAAATTGCTAACTCAAGATTTTCGTCAGCTATCTACTCGTGGTGTGATTTGCCTACAGGATATTGCCGATCATTTTGATGTTGCGACTGATACAGCTCAAAGAATGCTATCGACGGGCAAAGTGTCATTTGAAGATGTACGTGAGATTTTGAAGGGACTTAGTCAGGAGGGCGGTCGTTTTCACGATATGACGGAAGTGCTATCGACATCTTACACTGGATTGCTCAGTACACTGAAAGATTCGATTAATTTAGCAGCGAGAGCGTTGGGCGAAGGGCTTCTTCCCTATGCGAAGACTTTCGTGGAAATACTTCTCGAGGGCGCAGAGGAATTACGAACTTGGATTGAAGATCATGGAGAATTGGTAGATGTTTTCGGCAAGTTGTTAATAGTCATTGGTTCTCTGACGACTGCGTGGTTAGTCTATCGAGCCTCTATAAAGGCTGTAGCGCTTGCACAAGCAACACTGTTGGCTTTGTCCGGACCTAAAGGGTGGGCTATTTTGGCTTCAGGTTTAGCGATTGCTGCAATTGTGTCATGGCAATTGGAGAAGCGATTTAATAAGTTGTCTGATGAGGTTAAAAAGGTATCGGATCGAGCAAAGGATGCAACAAAAGAGACAAAGGATTTGGCTAAGGCGGAAGTGGAGCTAGATAGCAACCTAGAGAAGAGAATCTCAAGATTGAATGAATTGAATAGAGAAGGAAAGCTAAACAACGAGCAAATGGACGAAGCTCAAGCAATCATAGACAAGTTGACTCTTAATTATGGTGAACTTGGAATCGAGATCGATCGTTCAACTGGTCGTATCAAAGGATTCAAGGAGGCGCAGCAAAGAGTAGCCGAAGTTTATCGAGAACAACGAATTGCTGAACTAACGTCCAAGGTTAAGAAGTTAACAGATGAATACTACGAAGCGGATAGAAAGTCACACGGGTTTCTTCGCTCTCAAAGCTATTGGAGAAGAATAGCTAAGGAAATCAACAAAGAGCTAGTACAAGCCCAATTACAACTCCACATGCTTCAAACCACCCCGTTGGAAATTCCGGGTATGAAAGATGTTAAGGAACAAGTGGAGGAATTTGCTGAAGCGTCTCGTCTTGCTGCAGAACAAGCAGCCGAGGCCGCTGCTCAAATGAAAGAATCGTTAGTTTCTGAATTAAAGAAGTTGGATTTTGCTTCGGCTCGCGAGGAATTTGAATGGTTAAAGGCACAAGTGGAAGCTATTACGAGGGAATTTCCAGAACTTGAGGAAGCTGCCAAGAAGTTCCTCGATAAGAAATGGGCTGAGACACCTATGGGCAAGGAAGCTGCCGAACAGAAAGAGATGTGGGAAGGCATTGAAAAGCAGATAACCGATGTCCATATGGAAGCAGCAGCCTTGCGATATGAGTGGGATGAGATGGACAAGGCAATGGTGAAGTTCAGAGATCAAGAGTTTGTAACACGATCACAAATCGACCGATTCCATGATGCTCAGTCATCATTGAGAGAGATAAGAAAATTGGCTGATTGGAGGTCAAAGGCCCGTCGGTTTGAGGAAGAGTTTGCTTCTCCGGCAGAGAAGATGAGGAGAGATCTTGAAGAACTACAAAAAGCCTTTGAAAAGGGAATAGGTCCAGAAGGTCAGCGTTTGCTCACTCCGGAGGCTTATGAAAGAGCGAGAAGGGCAATTATGGAGAGACACCAACCTACACCTACTATGGAAGCTGGCCGTTTCGGCTTCGTTGAGTATGGTCGTCGTCTTCAAGATATATTTCTCAAATCCAGTAACCCACAAGAGCGGACGGCAAAAGCAACCGAGAAGATGGAAAAATACTCCGAGAAGACTGTAATAACCTTGAAGGACATAGAGGAATCAGTGGATTCGCTTGTGAGCAGAGGTATGACAGTAGGTTACGCTATGGGAGATTAGATACGATGGAAGATCCATCCGAATGGCGATTGATGACTCCAGGTGGGATTCGTCATAGATTAGTCAGTCAACACGGTTCGTTTCAAGAGGAAGATGCTACATGGATCATGACTATCATCATCCAAGCATCTGACTTGGCGAATTTTATTACAGAGGCGTTTCCCACACCCACATTTGGGACATCTATTTTCTACCCCCGTCGTTTCTATCCTTACGGTCTCCCTGCCTTGCGAGCTAAGCGGGTATCGGTGAAGGGAAACACAGATGGGAGACCGATTGACCCATTTAGCGCTGACGCACAAGCTCCATCGGGAACGTATGAACCTTTTTTGAAAGTTACAATTGAGTTTACAACGTGCCCTGAAAATGATCAGCCGGAAGCAGACAATCCGTTTACATTCCTCGATATTAGAGCGCAGGCATCTGGGGAATACCTCACTTCGGAAGTAAGCGGAGACCATGTACGTTGGCAAGACGAGGAAGGGGATACCGAGTCACCAACTGAGCAGGACACACCGTTGGAGCAGAAAGTACCGTCGGTAGAAATAGAGTGGTCCTGCAAGTGGAAGCAGATCCCGTTTGACTGGTTTAGAGACACACTGATTCCCCGTATGAGAAGTTTGATTGGTAAGGTTAACAATGCCAATATGGTATTGTTTCACAATGCTCCTCCTGAAACTATTCTGTTTGATTCCTGGTCAATGACCTACCAATATACCTGGCGGGAAGGATATCCAGGTAAGTCCCCTGTATCATTGGATATGAAATTCATTGAGAAGAACTTCGAGGGGGAATATAACCCTATTGAACCGGAAATTGATTCTGATGAGATGTCCGAATATTCTGGATCTGAATCTTCTCAATCTGAATCTTCCCAATCTGAAACGTTCACTGTGCAAGTTACACACAACCACATCTGGCGTCCAAACTGCGGATGGCAACGTTTGCTGATCAACGGCAACCCCATATATCAACAAGCTGACCTAGCGTCCTTGTTTGAACCATAAGCTATGAGTAGAGAGCTCTTTGACGACGTCAAGGTAGGCCAACCCATTACGGCCAGTCGTACCAATCGGGAAGCACAAGTGCTCAATCGTTTGGCGCGTTTCCAAGGAGGGATTGGTTTAGTGGGTCGACACAGTGGTTACAGTATCTCGATGAGGACTCGTCCACCTTGGGATCAAGGGATTGTAACGATCACAGAATCTTTAGGGTCGGGGATTTATCTGGGGACGAAAAGGAGATACAATTTCAACCAAGCAGAATGGAGAGATCGGCAGAGGGAATGGCAGGTCGATGCTAACGGTCTTGATACAACATTAAATGTTGGTGATAGATTAGTTGTTTACTGGGATGCACAACGTGGAATGCTCGTACCTTCGGCACCTCCATTTGGAGGTGTGGGTTTTATGCTAGCGGAGGACCATCCAGGTCGAGGTCTTCTATTTGAAGTCTGGTTAGGAACGTGGGATTCGGCTACTCATTCTTGGGATTACGATGGTTCTGTAACGTACCAGTGTATTGATTGGCGTTACGATGTACCCTATCCCGAAATATGTGCTACAGGTTTGGGATTCTGGATGCCGTCTGATGAGTATGGCAAGATCATTGAAGTATGGTCGTTGGATTGCTCGTCTCCTGGATGCGAATCGAGCAGCAGTATAACATCATTTTCTGCTTCGTCTGCATCTTCTTCGTCTTCGTTTTAGCAGATGCTTTAAGATGGCTCGTCGACGCTGTTGCTGCCCCCCGACCGGTTGTCTCATCTTCGAGGATGATTTCAATCGGGTAGACAATACCGATCTGGGTTCGGGTTGGTGGGAATTCGGCGGCGATTGGGAAATTGCTAGTAATCGTTTATGGGAGGCCGGTACAGCTAATGCTGTGGCTTTGGCCACCACTCCAAATCCTGTTAGTGAACGGGCCGATATTACCATTAGACTTCATCCTGCACTGCCTAACTATGGTGAGAAGTTTCGCATAATATTTAATGCACCCAATCTTATCACTGATGGCGATTATTATTATGCCGAAGCTGAAACAACAGAGGCAGAACTTACGCTAAACATCAACGGCAACGGCGAACGTTCTTACGGAATTGCCGACGGTTGGGATATCACAAGTCCATCCATGTTTATGAGGGTATACATATCAGAACACATTTACTGGCTTGAAGTCAGTACGCTAGCTCAAACTTTTTGTACATACATCGTCTCAGGCGATCCTCAATATGATGCTTTGGTCCAAGGTCGTCATTATGCTGGAGTTGGCAACGGAGGTACGGTGCCAATAACTATTGACGATTTCGTTTTCCAAAAGCACCTTTACGATCTTCCGATTTGTAATGCTAAGGGTTGTTATTGTCAAGGTGCTGTTCCTTCGTACCCAGGGCGCAATTACATATCCCGTCGAATAGAACTCAGTTACTTCGGTGCGGATGGCTGTGATTGTTTCACTAACGGATGGGCTATACTTGAGTGGGATTGCCTTCTTGAAAAGTGGAAATGTATTGATGGCATGCTTTGTGGGCAGCCACTTCCAATAACAATTGGAGATGTTACAGATTTTCCACATATCTATTGTGGTGATCCTGAGGATTTGAGTACGTGGTATTTGGATCATCCACTCTGTACTATTGCAAATCCCTGCCAAGGATACGACTGCGTTCCGTCTTCGACTTCTTGCGAACCGTTTGAACTTCGATGGGATTTCAATGTGCCGATGGGTGATTTAGATTGTCCGTTTTGCGGTGGAGGAAATCCTGGGAGTTGGTATGTTATTGCAACCGAAATGTCACTGCCCTGATCCTTGCCCTACGGGAAGCGAGACGGTATGGTGCTCGCGACACTGTTGTTTCAAGTCCGCATCTATGCGGAAGAAATGTCGTGAGGATATTTCATATTTCATGCTCTATGAACAAGGTAAAGGTGCGGCTCAAAAAGCTGTGTCCGACAAGCAGAAGGGAAAGAAACATTCAAGCGTAAATCCTGCCACTCCCCTACGCACCAAGCGGTACTTAGGGGATCACGTACACAGCGCTCTAAAGGCCGTAGGAATCACAGAAGAGCGGGTAAGCCGTTGGGTGGGCCGCCCCTGCGGCTGCGCTCGAAGGCGCGAGCGCCTAAACCAGTTGCACCGATGGGCAGAGCAGCGAATCAAAGGGCTATTCAAAACATCCGAAGAAGCTCGCAAGAACCTAGAGAACCTTCTGGAACCACCTCAATGAAATGGGCCTTGACGTAACTACAATACCGAGTAGGTTCGAGAAGATCGATAGAGGATTGGTAGAATGAGTGGTTGTGTATATCTTGGCGAGCAGGTAAAAGGGAAGAAGTGTAAACAAGACGTCTATCAATGTTTCAAATTCAGTTGCCATGTGGTTCAAGGGAAAGGCAGTCGAACCGTCCCTGGATGCTTAGGATGCAAGCACAGGTTAGTTCTTTCTGATCCCGAATTCAGGTCGAAGTGGGAAGATCCTTTGATTGTTTTGGATCGACATCGTAAGAGGTGCTCCGCTTTGAGAGGTATGCTTGCCGGTCGATCGGTTTTTTTAGCTTGTGGAGGGCCATCGGCAAACGATCTTCCTCTCGAGCGGTTGAACGAAAGGGGGATATGGACGTTTGCTGTGAACAACATGGCCGGGCATAGCAGGTTCAAAGCCAATGGTTTTGTGTGTTCCGATCCGTTGGTGAAGTTCTCTCATTCGATTTGGTATGATCCAGCAATTATGAAGTTCGTTCCAACACCAAAGCTAACGAACAAAGGACGAGGGTTTATCAAACGGAAGGTGGGGCCGGGTAGTTTTGAGACAGTTGGGACAGTAATGGATTGTCCGAATGTGTGGGGTTTCCAACGGAATCCTTGGCTTTGGCCTGATCATCGGTTTTTCACAGAGAATGGAGCAGCTTGGGGCAACCAAGACATTGGGGTGAAAAAGACAGGAGAGAAGAAGACTGTCAACACGATGCTGTTGGCCATGAGAATCCTCCGTTATCTCGGAGCCAGTCGGGTATTTATGATTGGAGTGGACTTCCGGATGGGGGCTAACTATGGCTACGCGTTCGATCAAACAGTAAGACACAAAAGGCAAGGCGTTTGGGACAACTCCCAGTATGAAATAACGAATGAGTGGCTTTGTCGAATGCAAGAGGCCGGTGTCTTCGAGCAGTTTGGTATTGAGTTTTACAACTGCTTTTGGGAATCCTCTCTGCGCGCTTTTCCATATGTCCCTTTTGAGAGAGCTATAGTGGAGTGCAAGGGGTTTGTGGAAAATGAACCAGACTTGTCCGAATGGTATGACAAAGCCAAAGGCAGCGACAAAAAGAAAGTCCGCCGTCGATAATATGGAGAGGGATGGCTGTGGATAGTGACATCAAAATAGTGATCCCAATAAAGCCGGATGACTTTTTTGCCATGATGGAAATCGGACTCCAGTCATTCGGCGACCTGTGGGATGCCGAAGGTTTTGTAGCAGACTTGGAGAAGCGGAACTCCTCTGCTCGTCTTGCTGTACGTAAGGTCGCCCTGCCTAACTGGTTGTTGGGGTTCGTTGTTTATCAAAAGGAAAAGGCAACAATCGAAATTCTGAGTTTGGCTGTTCTCCCTGCTTGGTGGCGGCGGGGCTATGCTACTGCGATGGTTGATTACTTAAAAGAGATCGCAGGTAAAGGTCGACGCCGTAGAATTGAAGCGAAAGTAAGAGAGTCCGATCTAACATCTCAGTTGTTCTTCCGTTCTTGTGGTTTCCGAGCCGTGCGTATTGAACCGAACTATTATTATGAAGCTGGGTTGGATGCGTATGTGATGGAGTGGAACAAACAAGGACATGTTCCTAAGAATCGTGTTTTCGGAGTAAAAACAAATGCTACCGACCTTTGATGTTCCACCTGTCGGACCAAAGCAAGCGAAGGTGTGGGGGACCACGCAGCTTGTCTTCGCCCATTATGGTATCGAATGTCATCTTATTAACTTCAAGAAGGGATTCCGCTGTTCCAAACATCGTCATCAACACAAGTGGAATCGGTTCCTTGTTTTGGAAGGAAAGTTGCGCGTAGATATTCACCAAGACGATGAATACTCACTAGACTCGACAACGATAGAAAAGGGGCAAGTAACTGATGTACCTCCTCTTACATGGCACCGGTTTGTGGGGATAGAGGATGGTTGGGCTTTAGAGATATACTGGACGGTGTTAGATGCTCGGGATATCGATAGAATAGATGTGGGAGGACCGGTTCCGTGATCATTCCTAACTATACCTTAGTCGTTGGTGTCGATGCCTACCACCTTTGGCAGTTGTCTTTGGTCTGGCCAACGTGGAAGAGGCACAAACCATCCCTTTTGGATCATCCAATGATTGTGTTTCATGACAGTGAACAAGTAAGAGCCAACCAAGTTCGTGAAGTTGTGGATCATCCAAACCTACGTATTGTTCCTTGGCCATTGAAGGGTTTGGACTATGGTGGTAGTGGAACAAGCAAATGGGATGACCCGCAGAGGGCAAAGATGTTGTCGGGATTCGTTTACGTTCCTGCTTTGTTTGCGAATACACCATACTGGTTGAAAGTAGATACAGATGTAGTAGCTACAGGGAGGGATGATTGGATTGATCCTAATTGGTTTCTTTCCTTTCCTGCCATTGTTTCGCACTCATGGTCATTTACTAAGCCTGCTGACCAAATGATCAAGCTGGATCAATGGGTAGAGAAGCATAAGAATCAATTGCCAAAGGAAGTTGTTAACCATCCTCCATTGAACTTGAGACCCAAAGAGGGATGCGATCGCTTGAGCCACAAGCGAATTAACTCTTGGTGTGGTTTTTTCGATACGCAGTGGACGTTCGACGTGGCTCGGATGACTAAGAAGAATGGAGGACGTTATGAACTTCCGGTACCATCACAAGATGGTTTTTTGTGGTACATGGCAACTCGGATGGGACGCGAGGTGGTGCGAACGACTATGAAGTCAAGAGGTTGGGCTCATTGGCATACGATGGGTAACATTGAAAAATCTGTTAAGGAGGTAATGAGGTGTTAGATCCAACAAAGAGGGCCGAGCTCGATCAGATGATGGCATTAATGCAAGATACACTGCCATCTATAATAGCGGGACTGTTCCGGAAATTCAAAGAGGAAGAAGAGTTCAGCGAAATACAAGCATGGGAGTTGGCGAAGATAGCGATGATCTGTATGTGCAACGGGAGGATAACAGTCTAATGGCCGGACGACTCCTGAGACGCAGTGGTATTGCTGTGGTGTTGGTTGCTGAATTGTTGGAATGGGAACCAACTGTAATCTTCGAGGTGGGTATTGGTGTCAAGCATCCCGAAGTTGATATCTTTCGTCATGCGTGGCCTACTGTAGACATTATAGGGTTTGAACCTCACCCAGGAATCGCGTTGGGTATTAAGAAGTTCCCCGGTCTATTGCATCGGATAGCTCTTGGGAGAAAACCAGGACAAGGCACTTTGTACTATTCACCCAATCATCGTGACGGGGCTTCGTTATTTGCAGGAGATCCCAATTTAGAATCGGCCGATGTAGAGATTGATTCATTGGATAATCTATATGGCAATTTGAATTGGAAGAGAAAGGATGACCGGGTGCTGCTGTGGATGGATTGTGAAGGATCAGAGCTAGACGTATTGATTGGGGGAGAAGATTTTGTCAAAGATGTCGATGTGATCAATGTGGAGATGACTGGTGTTCCTCTCCGCCGAGGTTGGCCGGACCCGGTCGAAGTGAACCGTTGGCTGCTCGACCACGGTTTCTGGTTGCAGTTTATACACACCCATCGGATTACAAGTGGACAGAACGATGTAGTCTATGTCAAGTCTGGTCTGTTTCGTCCGGAGTATTGCTCCAGTCCATTACAGGTAGAACAATGGAGGCTTAAATGCTCAAAGTAATAATTGAGCTTGTGCCTGGTGGTGATGAAGAGAAAAGCCGAGTGTTAGGGGTAGCTACGATTTCCAACGACCTTGTCGAATCATCGGAGACTAATGGTCGGTTGGGAAGCTACCTTGTGCGATTGTCGAAGTGGGCTCCTAATCAGAATCAGATATGGAAAAAGGGAAAAGTAGAAGGCTTTGATCGGAAGAGAAAAGGCCCTTGGGATTTATTGTATGTTGCTTTGAGGAACACCATTGGAGGCAGAAATAAATGAAGAGACAGGTCGTTTATCTGATGAGTGGTCAAGCTCATCTCCCATATTTGGTTGTGTCTCTCTACACTCTCCGGAAACATTGGCCAGGGTCCGTTCGAGTTTTTGCTTGGCCTGAGTCCTTCGACATTGTGAAAACGATTGCTGAGGATACACGATTGGCAATCGAAGTTGAAGTCCATGAACCCAAGTATCGAGCAAGAAGAGATGAGGGTAGACGGGGCAATAATGACCAATTCATCTCGAAAATCAGATTGTTTCAGACCCTCCACGACATTGATATTGGTCTTTATCTGGATGCTGATTCGAGTATTCACGGCAATTTGATGCCACTATTCCGAGCGGCAAAACAATATGGTTTTTGTGCCACACGTTTCTCATCTTGGACGACGGCAGGCAGCGTTCCGAGGAAGAGGATCAAACGGCTTCGAGAATTTGAGGAGATTGACAAGGGTTGTATTTCAACTGTGTTGAGAATTCCTTGGCCGAGTGTCAACGGAGGGGTTTGGGCAGCCAGACCGGATAGTCCTGTCCTCTCAACCTGGGAGCAATGGACTTGGGCGGCACGACATATATTTATTGCGGATGAGACGGTTCTCCATGCGTTGCTACCTAAATACGTTCCAGAGAAGTTAATGTTTGTGTGGCCAGACGGTCGGTTCAATTGCTCATGCAATCCGAAGTGGATGCCGGAGAAGTTAGGCGAGGGAGACATAGTCGTTTGGCACTATCACGGAGATTCCAATGTGAGACCTGACAAGCATGGCGGGCATGCATACCGTCGGTGGTTGCCTATGTGGATGGAGTGTGTAGAGAAGAACATTGGTAATGTGTTGAGTTGGCTTCCAAACGAACAAAATGATTGGCTTGGAAATAAGTGGTTGGCTTTGCTGTCAGAATGAGGTAGGCAATAGTAAACTCGTGTCTGACTGAAAACAATCATACATCGTAAAAGGATCATGAATGAGAAAACACGAAAAATCTCTTGTGCGTGTTCTCTTTGCCGAATTTGGAAAAGAGCGCACCATCCGCGGTGCAGAAGTGGGTGTGTGGAAAGGACATCTTTCGGCAGAATTGTTGAGGTTCTTTCCCGATCTCCATCTTGTAATGGTCGACCTATGGAGTATTCCTCCTGGTCCGTCGTCAATGCGTGAAAGAGACAATAACGCTTCTGCCATGTTGAAAGCAATGAAGATGGCTCGAACGCAAACCGAGTTTGCCTCGGCTCGTCGGAGGCTATACCAAGAAGCCAGTGTAGATGCAGCTAGGCGTTTCTCTGTAGGAAGTTTCGATTTCGTGTTTATTGATGCTGATCATTACTACAAGAGTGTAGTAGCTGACATATTAGCTTGGTGGCCAAGAGTCAAGGTTGGAGGGATACTTGCTGGCCATGATTATAATGGCGTTGGCGACCGTCGAAAGGGATGGGGGGTGAAAAAGGCAGTTGATCGTTTTGCTATAGCTCAACACGTTCCAATTAATGTAGAGCCTGGCTTGGTTTGGTGGACGAAGAAAACGGTGTAGCGTATGCCCAAAGAGTTACTGTTTGTTGGAAAGTCATGAGGAAGAAAAATCCGATTGCCGTTCTCAAAACACTCTTCCCTTGGCCGGAAGAGAGACCGGATGTTCCGTTGAGAAGAGAGCGTTGGTTCAACACGAGAAAGCAGGTTCTTCTCCGTCGAGTTGTATCAAGAGATTCGAAGTTGGTTGTGGAACTAGGTTCTTGGGTTGGCGACTCGACACAATGGTTTTTGACCCATTGTCCAAAAGCGGTTGTTATAGCTGTTGATACTTGGCTTGGAAGTTGTGAGCACTTAGTGAAGAGACGGGCTTTGTTGCCAATACTTTATGAAACGTTCTTGGCAAATTGTTGGGAGTACCGAGATCGGCTCATCCCGTTTAGGAACACATCCCTTACAGCTTTGAGCTATCTTAGCAAATTGGGGTTAAAACCCGATGTGATCTATTTTGACTCGGATCATTCTTATTGGGGATTGACAGCAGAATTAGAGATGGCGTGTGAATTGTTTCCTGGAACAGAGTTTCTCGGCGACGATTATTCGGGAGGCAAGATTGCGAAGACTTTGGAAGATTGTCTACATCGACAATATCGTTCGGTTCTCTATGATCGTTCAAAGGAACCACTCTTTTCTAGGGTCGAAGATTTGAATGATACTTGGCATTTGGTGAAGGTGTGAGAAGAGATGAGCAGGCAAGAATAGTAGCTGTCCATAGGGTTGGATTTGCTTGTAGAACTGGGATTCGTTTGGTGGATGATGTATTATGACAAATGTTGGAATCTACTCCGAATCGTTTCAACAACGAAAGAATGCCGAGCATAAGAGCAAACCCATACACAGGGGCACAAAGGGTTTGATTCGTGCTATTCTTGCTATAATTCCTAAGCACGAATCGATAATAGACTTAGGGGCAGGAAGCGGCCGACACGTGAGATTATTAACGTCGGAAGGCTATCATTGCATGGGGATCGATGGAACACCTAATGTATGTCAGATTACAGAAGGTTGGGTAGAACAAAGGGACTTGTTATATCCGCTTAGAGATGTTGGCACTTGGGATTGGGGTTTGTTCTACGATGTCGGAGAGCATGTTCCTCGGGAGCACGAAGAAAAACTGATCGACAACATCTGTTCGGTTCCTCGGAAGGGATTGATCATCTCGTGGGGCTTCCCACACGAACGAGGACGAGGACACGTCAACTGTAGGACGCAGGTACATGTAGCTTGTGAATTTGCCCGCCGAGGATTCTGGGCAGATGATGAGTTGACTCAACGGGCAAGAGATGCCTCCGGATTCAGGCAACATTACATTCGTTTGTTTGTAGCAATTCGGAAATCGAAGTGGTGACAAGGGGAAAGACAAGATGGGTTGGACAGAACGTTGGATGGACTTGGCTAATCTTATTGCCTCTTGGAGCAAAGACCGTTCGAGGAAAGTTGGTTGTGTAATCGTTGACGAACGGCAAACCGTTGTAAGTTTAGGTTGGAATGGATTTCCAAGGGGGGTCGATGATAACGTTGGAGTTAGGCACGAACGACCGGCCAAGTATTTGTGGACACATCATGCTGAAGCTAATGCAATAGACAATGCGGCTGCCAATGGACGAGCTTGCAAACATTGTACGATGTATCTAACTTGGTACCCGTGTGCATCGTGTGCTCGTCACATTATCCAAGCTGGTATTCGCCATCTCGTTTGCGTCGAACCGGATTGGGAAGACATCTCGTTCAGTTCCGATTTCCACGCCTCTAGAAGTATGCTAAGAGAAGCTGGTGTGTCCACATTTTACGTCTCTGATAGACGGCCACCCGAGAGGAAGGATAGGATTCGGAACGAGCCAATCGAGGTTACTTAGATTTAATGAGAGAGGAAAGGCGATGCCAATTGACTATAGTCAATTCTCTTATGCTGCTCCGCCAGGAACGGGCGTGAGTTGGGTGACTGAGGCTTGTCGGGTGGTAGGGTTGATAGGATATGGTAATGGAGTATCGCTTCCGTTCCCTAAGGAGAGGAACAAAAACAAGTTGAGAATCTCCACCGTTCGTCATCCCTGTCATTGGCTTCGTAGCGTTTACGATATGAAAACGATGGGTGGTTGGATTTCCGGTCCCTTCTTAACACTCTTTGTTTATTGGCCCATATTTGACAGGTTATGCACAACGACTTTTGATTTGTTTGTGAGAGATTACTTGCACTTGGCAAGGGGACAAATAAGCAAGGTCTTTAATTCATATCGTTGCGACGTCCGTATGCGGTTGGAAGATATGCCGTGGCCGTTGGTTCAATTGTTCGATTCGCTTGGTGTTCCTGATTGTGAACAAGACAAGGTTGTTGCTATGGGAAAGAGGATAGAATCGCTTTACAAGTCAACATGGAACGACCTTTTATTTCAACAGGTGATGGATAGTGAATCAGAACTTTGTGCCGAGCTCGATTATTTCTAAAAGGGCAACACAATGTTCGATGGATCATCTCGTAGGAAGACGCTCATTCTCATCCCTGCACGGATGGAGAGCAAACGGTTGCCAGGCAAACCGATGTTAAAGGCTGCGGGGAGGGCTCTTGTTCATTGGACTTATTTACAAGCGAAGAAAACTAGGGCTGACCACGTCATTGTGGCTACCGATAGTCAAGCTATTGCTCGGTATTGTCATAGCAATGGGTTAGTGTGGATGTCTTCGAGCAGTTCTTTACCGAATGGTACTTCGCGTTGTCACGATGTTTATATGAGGATGAGACCAGAAGTGCGGGAGAACACGAGGACGGTCGTGAATTGGCAAGTGGACGAACCGTGCATCAATCCTGCAGAGGTGGATCTCCTACTTGATCAGAGGATCGGAACGATAGGCACGCTCGTTTATCCTAAATGTCCTGTTGATGCTGATTCCAATCATGTTCGTGTGGTGTATTCGAAGGGGAAATGCCATTGGTTCTCGCGAGCTCCAATGGCGGGATCAGGCACCCACATTGGTATCTATTCGTTCTGCCCTTTTCTGTTGCAGATGGTTTCCCTGCTAGAGATCTCGAAGTATGCTTCGATGGAACGTTTGGAGCAATTGACTTGGGTAGAAAACGGGATGTTGATAACTCCGACAGAGGTTGCCGAGTTACCTTTGGCAATCAACACAAAGGAGGACTGGATCGAATTCAAGAAGATGAAGGAGGCAGCATGATGCGATTTCTTTTTGCCGAGCCGTCCCTTGTAGAAGGAATAAGCCGCCTATTCGACTGGGGCGGAACGCTCAATCAATACGACACGTCGCACACCGGCGCGGAGGCTGATCGGCTTGCCCTGTTATTTGATTGGACAGCCATTGGCGAGGATTTCCTCCACGCCATAGAAGAGTACGCGAAAGACGCGGGAGTGCCACAGCATCGTTCGGCATCGAGTTCGAGAACGACGTGAGATCCGCGACTCTCTCATACGATACGGGACACGGCCCATTCTCGCACACTAGCGAGCAGTTCTTTATTAGGTTAAACCCAACCCCCGGAACAAAGACAGTGGCTATTCCGATCGTGCGGGGTAGCACGGCATTGAAGAATGAGACACAAGCCAGTAATTGAGATTGTTTCGTATTGTTATGCTTAAGACAAGACTTCTCATACATAACGATGATGTACTTTTGCAACAGAAAGTTGAGAGACCAAAAGATACTTTGAGTGCTGTGTTGTTCACTCAGTATGATGAGGTGCCCGCACCATTATGTGATGGAGGAGATTACCATCACGAATTATCCATTCGGATCGTCGATAGAGCGTCAGACAATCCTATGGTGCAAATTCGTTGGAAGAGACACGAAAATGATCGGCAGAGGCATACTATAAAGATGCCGTGGCTGGTGTTTTGGGAAGCGATCGTTGCAGCAGCAGAAAGGGCGAGGAAAGGGAGTATTGAAGAATGAGACACAAGCCGGTAGTTGAGATCATTTCGCATTGTTATGCTAAAGAGCTGCACCATTTTGCAGCTTGTTTGGTTTACCAAACCAGCAGTCTGGTTTTGGATCGACCGAGGCTTTGCGATGTTTGTTTAACTATGTGTGTTTGTAATGAGGATGAGCGAACAATGCAAGTGGTGGAATGGGCCAAGCGAAAGCTGGTTGAGTTTGGTCATACCTATGTTGTTTGTCACCTTAGCCAAACTGAAATTGGACGACGTTGCATTGGGCGAAACGAAGCCGCTGGTTTCTCTAAAGCTGACATTGTTTGGTTTGCCGACGTTGATCAGGTTTATCGAGACGGGATACTCGACCGGCTTGTATCAATGCATTGGCCAGATGCAGCGGTGATGGTGTACCCGCGAGAGATTCGAATCCATAAGGACCATGCGACAGGAGACAAACGAACCTCAGCAGTGGATTTGAACCACCTCCGTGTTGTTGATATCGATCCTGCTGAGTTTGTCGTCAAACGCTATCGCAAAGCGATTGGTGGTGTCCAAATCGTTCGCGGAGATTTTGCTCGCCAATACGGATATCTAGATGGTAATGATAGGTGGCAACAAACGACTAACAAACCATTCGGCGACTTCCGCGATGACATAGCTTATCGTCGTTTCTGCTTGCAGTACGGGAATATTGTCGGAGTTGATTTACCAGGAATGTACCGCATACGTCACACGGCAGTTAGTTACAAATGAGGTGAATCACTATGTGGTTAAAACGATTGCTCAAGCAACTGAAGGCTTTCTTCTGCTCACCCCCGTCGATGACGTTGGAATGTTGCATTCGAGGAGAGCGGGAGACTTTCATTATCTATGGTTCCGCCGGTTTCTGTCTTAAAGGGCATTCCCTCAACGGAGATCGTATCATCCGTAAGAGAGACGCGATCGATCAGGTTCGTTGGCAACGAATATGGGATCACTTGAATCCCAACGCGGTTCTCACTTGGGTAGATGGGTAGGTGGATGATCTCCACCCGATGGGGGGGAGGCCGAGCAATCGATTCTAAGGGCAAGGACGAAATGTGGGATGAGGACATCGAATCCCCCCGAAGCTCCCCCTGAGACGGCAACGTCGGCCACCAGGTGGGTTGTCTGGCATCGTTTCTCCCTCTTGTTCCTTCTCTGGAGATGTCTCCCCCTTTCAGGGGAGAAGAGAGTCCCCCTCTTGCGGCTCCGCCAAGCCGCCAGAATCTGCCGAAATCCGCCAAAATTCTCCGGAATCTGGCGAATATCATGTGGACTTCCGGCGTCTAGGATTATAGAATTCAATAAACAAAGGGGCAAGGCAGATACAAACGAAAGGACCAATACGATGACCGAGTTGACCCAGGAAGTCGCCGCGAACGAGCAATTCGAGGCTGAGACGATCGGAGCGAGAGTGGACGGCCACGACTACACGATCGCCGAACTGCGGAAAATCTCAGATCGAGTATTCGATGCGACAAACTGGAAAGCGCCTTGGACGGCGTACGTGCCTTACCAGTTGGTGCCCGTAGTGACGGCGGCAGTGGAGTTCTTTCACGCGGATACGCCTCGCGTCGTCGGCATGGAACCCGCACCGAGTACTGGCCGTGTACTGATGGCAGGTCGAGGCTATCAAGGCTAACTAAGGAGGATCGACAAATGACCCCGGAAGTTGAGTACCTACGTGGAGTGTTGCGACAAGCATCCGAAGCATTAACTGCCGCGTGCACTCTGCTTGATCGCCAACTGGGTGCAGGCTGGCGGCGCGAGTGGGCCATTGCCGACATCGCAACTCTTGTAAATCGGGAAGCCAACGGTTGGCCCACGTTTGAGGACGCCGAGGAGGAGGCGGAGCGTCGCAATGCTGCTGAAGGGTTGTCCCGCGATAACCCCGAAGCATGGGGCGTGTGGGTCACCGCAGAAGGTGCGCCAGTGGTCACGAAACCCGACTAGTGAACAAGCCCGCGCCAAGTACCAGCCGTGTACTAATGGCAAGCCAAGGTTATCAGGGCTAACATTTTGAACAGGAGAATATCATGAACATCGAATGGCGAACGAACAACGCGTATGACAGTGTGCTCGTGATCGACGACGAGGGCAAGGTCGTTACCTGGTTCGCGAACAACAGCGCGGACTCGATCCGCGACATGTTGGTCGAGCTGGGCGATGTGGGCGATTGGGAAGGGCGAGATCCAGAAGAGGTCACGGATCCTAATGAGTACGGCGAGTTGGTCCTGTGTCGAGCCGCAGACGGCGCCGTTTTGGAGATCGGCCCACAATTCGCGGAGCGGCTGGCGTTCTGGTTCCGCGGCGAGTGATTCCATTTATCTGAGGAGGACAAGAGATGAGTACCTACTTAGCAATCCGGGACGGCGTTATTCGGGCGCGTGTTCCAAATGCAGAAATCCGTGATGGTGTTCTCGTGGGCCCGGCCGGCGAACATGTAATCGACGCCGAATTGGCTAAAGCCGACGGCCAGTACGAGCGAGTTCGTGAATTGGCGAAGGCCCATCGATCGAAAGTACATCGCCAGTCCTGGAACCTCGCCCAGCGGCTTGTTGATTATCGAGGAGGAGGAATGGCACAAAAGGGAGCGTCAGCAGGCGGAGCAGTCCCCCGGCGCCAAAGAGCGAGCCGAAATCGAGCAGTTGTGCCTAATGGCCGAACGCGAGCTCCACAGGGGAAACATCGAGGGCCATTTCCGGCTCCGGACTGAGGCAGACCAGCGCCTAGCGGCATGGCGTGCTAAGTATCCTCGCGCAGCGGCCGCCGAGCATGCGGCCGAGTTGCAGTCTCAAGCAGATCACGCAGAGCAGATGGCCGCGGGAGCTATGGTGTATGATTGTGACGGCAGTCTCGGTCAGGACGATCAGGAGCAGCGCGCGACTAACTACCGCATCAAAGCGGCCAATCTTAGGGCCGAGGCCGAGAGAATGTCAAAGAATGCAAACTAGGCAAAGCCCAAGTCACTGGTGCCGTTCAAGTGCAGCAATAGCACCACAACTAGGAGTCACGACCATGACCAACGACCAAACCATAGACAAACTGTGTGCCGAGTGCCTTGCCCGCTTCGAGGGGCGAGATTACGACCCGGACGGACCGCCGGTGTGGGCATGGCACATTCACCACACAGAGTTGGTAGAGGTCCTAATCGAGCCGGTTGCTTCTCGTGTCGCCTGGATTTGCGATAACAAGGACCCAGCAGAGATTCCCAGAAGGCTCGAACGGCTGCGGCCTGTGTTGGGAGAGCTGCCCGAAGCGGTCGCCGAAGCTGGCCGTCGGCTCATCGAAGCTGCTAAAGTGTGTCGTAAGGTGTTCGGCGAGCCCACCCGAAGATACAGATACAGCGAAGCCTTCACAGCGCTCGGTAAGGCAGGGCGGGCATACCACAAAGCCCGAAAGGCGCACGCAAAAGAATTGGAAGCTCTGCACGCTGTCGAATGTCCCAACTGCCCGTGGAACGGAGAACAACTCGTGTTCCCGGAAAGCCTCGATGAAGAGGAGAGTCAACATGGGTTACAATAACATGCTGATTCGCAAGGCCGCTTCTCTTGCACGGCGATTGGGATTTCGCACCATTGTTTCCGATAGTTGCACAACCGAATCCGCGTACCTTCACGTTGGCTTGCCGAGCCGACACGGCGGTTTTGAGACTCTTGCAATCCTTCGAGTTTCAAACCATCCGCAGCCGGGTTACGAAAACGGCGGTTGGCACCACACAGCTATAGGCTTAGGGTTGTACTTCGATTTGCGCCCTCGGTCTCGCTGTTATGACGACGAGCGGGTTAACAAGTTCCTTCTCACTGTTAGGTCAAAGGAGAGAGGAAAGAGAGTAACATGA